TTTATTAATTACTGACAAAATAAAGGGTTTTATTTTATGCAAAATTAAATTTGACAAGATATTAAAGACTGTGTTAAGGTATCAGCAACAAAGAAAACAGAATATTTTATTTTAAGTTTTAGAGAATGTACCCGAACACCCGGAAGTTTTCCGGGAATAAGCTTTACCTGGTGACATTCTCTTTTTTTATTTGTAAATTAACGTGCTAAAGTGAGGTGAGACATGGTGAGATCAACAGAGGATATTCTAGAAAATTTTGAGGAAGAAACAGAAAGTTATTTATTTGCTTTTTGCAATAGATACAAGATTGATGATTTATCCAAAGCTCCGCAGAACACTTTTGAAGCTGCCATGTCTTACGCTGGAGATCACATATTTTTAAAGCCAGATAATGTGACTTTAAAATATAACAGAAAAACTATTATAGATTCTGATAATGCACCACTTATTGATTATATTTTAGACAGATACGAACAAATTTGTAAAACATATAACAAAGAGGTTAATATACAAGGTTTTAGTAGATATATAAAAATAAGTGAACAGACTATGTATAATTGGTTAAATGGTGATTATAAATCAAAGATATATATAGATATAGATGGCAATGTAATAAAAGATATACAGGAATGGAAGCTGAATAATAGAGGCGAATATAGGGAGATTGCAAGCACTGCACACCTTGACCTAGTGAAAAAAATTAGATTAATGGATGAACACTCTTTGTCTAATATCGGAATTAGTGACAGAAATAATACAGGCGTTGCGATGAAGCTTAACACGCAATATGGATGGAATGCTCCAAACGGAAGAGGCGCAGACGAGAACAGCGGAAAGCCAAGACGAACCGCCGCCGAGATTGCAGAGAAGCACAAAGCAGCCTTGCAGCTTCCGGAGATGGAAAAGCCGGAGTTATAGCACGGAAAACTATATCTTGCAGTTTAGCAATAGTACACACAATATATAGTATGTAGTGATGTTTATTTAGGGTACACCCTAAAAAGACATTTTATAAAACACTGTTTTTTGTGCAATATTACAATAGATTTTGCATAGCATTCCCTTGATCACTGCCGAAGGCTTACGATAAACAGCGACCAGGCAAGGGCAGCGGTTCCCATGGGGCGGCGGGCTGACTTGCCAGCGTCCGCACTGGATGACCGGGAGGGGGTATATATAAAACCCCAGTCAGCGGTAGTTACCACCGAAACCGCCCGAAAAAACAAAAAAGCTCTCCTTAACATGGCAGGGATAGTGATTCGAACACGACAAGCAGTAAGCCTTAACTGTTTCTCTGCCATACTAAAAATAAGGCAATACCAAGAAAGGCAGGTACAACAAATGAACGATATAATTTTTAGCAATCCAGAATTTGGAAATGTGAGAACGGTAACTTATAGATGGAGACCTTGGCTTGTTGGGATTGATGTGGCAAAAGCATTAGGATGCGTGAAAGAAAGGAATGCTATTGTAAGTCACACAGATAAGGAGGACGCCATAAAGTGCAGCTTCCCATCAAAAAAAGAGAACCATTAAGGCTCTCTTTTCAGATCATTGCTATTAAATTTTACTATGATATCTGGAAATGCTTCAACAGAAATTTGACAACCAAGAAAGTCAAGTATGGCTATAAGTTCATAGGCAGAAAGAGTTTCTCTGGAAAACTTGTTAGCTAGTGCTTGTGGTGAAGTTCCTAGATGTTCAGCAACTTGAATATTTGTAATTTTTTTCATTTTCATTATTTGCTTAATTTTTTGAGATACCATATAAACACCTCCTACTTACATAATAAACGCAAATGTTATAAAAATCAATTAAAATTCACTTAAACGTGTGATTTACTATTGAAAAAACACACATTATAGTGTATAATTGTTTTATAAAGAAACAGGAGTGTGTATATATGAAAGTAGGATATGTAAGAGTTTCAACAGTAGAACAAAATGAAGCGAGACAGATTGAAGCAATGAAAACAGATGGTGTTGAAAAAATTTATATGGATAAAAAATCTGGGAAAGACTTCAATCGTCCAGAGTATCAGAAAATGATTGCTTCTCTTCAAAAAGGTGACATTCTGGTAATCCATTCAATTGACCGTCTTGGAAGAAACTACAATGAAATTGTTGAACAGTGGAGATGTATCACAAAAGAAATCAGAGCCGATATTATCGTACAGGACATGCCACTTCTTAACACATGCCAGGATAAAGACCTAACAGGAACCTTAATTACAGACATTGTATTGCAGCTTTTTTCATATGTAGCACAAAGAGAAAGAGAAAATATTCGGCAGCGTCAAAAAGAAGGCATTGCAATTGCAAAATCCCAGGGCAAATATAAAGGTCGTGCCAAAAAAGAGATAGATAAGGAACTTTTCAAAGAAACCAAACGTAGCTGGCAAAGAGGGGAAATAACAAAGGTACAATTTGCCGAGATTATGGGAGTTTCAAGAAGCACGCTATATAAACTTTTAGAGGGGGATAAAGATGATTGATTTTACAAACAAATGCATTGTTACAGAAAACAATGTTGAATCAGAACAGTTGCTTAAAAAAGCAATAGCCCAAGGATTTAACTTGCCAAAAGGCGAAAAAGCAATGGAATCACATAGATACTTTCGTTTTATCGGGAGTCCGTATAAACATGTTGTGGCTCCTGTCCCGGTATGTACGAGTGATCTAAACAATGCAATCAGATACTCAGAGTTATTCGGTAATGAACTGGAAGAACTTGAAAAAATTACTGATTCAGCTGCACGTTGGTGCCGTACATACGGATATGAACATTTGAATGTATATGCAAATGAAGAATTCGAAAGTTATACTGGAAAGGCAATTGCAAAAACAGCAGATAACATCATACAGCGTGTTAATATTGAAATAAAGAAGCCACGTAAACTGACTGTTTCAGAGTTAGAAGCATACTTAGGATATCCAATTGAAATTGTAAGTTGAGGTAAATGCTCATGAAACCAAACTCACAATCCGAATCCATCCGCATCCGATTTTCCGAAAAACAGAAAAAAAGGCTCCTGGAAGAGAAGAACCGGACGGATAGGAGCGTATCGGATATTGTAAGACAAGCAGTTGATGAATATTTCGGGAGGAAAAGACGTACTTAAATTTTTCTCAAAAAATAAAAAAGGCGTTTCAGTTCCAGAAGAATACGAAAAGAAATTCCCGAATGCAGATACAAAACGCATAAGAAAAGACAATATAGTTGTTCATTCGAGTGGAATATGTGCAGATGGGAAATTTTACAACACAGAAAATGCAGAAAAGATATTTTCCGATAATATTGACTGCGACCATTACGGATATACATGTTATTCAGAAAAGACTTATTTTTTAACAGCAAAGGGAAATTGGTTTTCAGCATTTACAGCTATCAATGGCTATAGAGAAGAGAACCAAGAAGAAAATACAATAACAACGTGGGTACATATTGCTTATGGCTCTTTGCAAGTTGAAGATAAAGAAAATATAAAAATATTATTGGGAAGGAAAGACATTGACCTTTACAAGAAATATTTCGGGGAGGTAGAAGAGGGATGATGAATTATTTTTTATACAGTATTGAGAATGCTGTCCGTTCATGTGAAAAAGAAGAGTATATTCCAAGAGATGCTACTGGAATACTTAAAGTACAAAACGGAGAAGTATTTTCAAAGGAAAACGGAGAATGGAAAAAGTTATCCATGCTATACGTACCAATAAGTGATAATAAGGATAGTTTTCCAGAATCTCCCATTGATACAGCGTCCATGATTATCAATGCCACAGTAACTTGCGAACTACCAAATGAAGGTATTCCACTTTCCCCACTATTGAAACAAAAAACATGGGAAATTCCAAAATACAACATTCTACAGTTGGAAGAGATTGCGAAACACCTTCTTCTCTACTGTGAAACTAAAAGAAAGGGGTACGAAGATGCCGATAGTGAAGATCACAAACCCCAACCCCTATGATTGGCGTGGAACAAAATGTTTTATTGATGGAAATAAAGTTCCGAATGTACGCTCAGTTGATTTCCACACCGCAGTAGATGAAATTCCAGTATTTGAGTTTGAAATGATGGCTGTTCCAGACATTGAAATGGAGTGCCTAGCACAAATTAGTGTCACTTCTCAATCAATTACTGATGCAATTTGTGTTTTAAGGCACGAACTGCTACAACACGGAGAAATTTACCATGGATTCAAATCAAGCCTAAAATCGGCTTTAGAATCCTACAATTACTGTGGAATGCCGTTTGAGCCAGAAGAAGAGATTGCAGAAAAAATTCTGGACTTTTTAATTGGGGAGGAAAAAAGAAAATGAATGCACTTAATGTAATTGGAACAGCTGTAAATCTTGCATTTTTCGTTCTGGTTCTTGCCGGCACTTTGGCTATACTGGACGAAGAAGGAAAGACAAGCGTAATACAGATTTTATTCTGCATTTGTTTAGAAATATGTTTCGCACTGAATATTTTCTTAATTTGCACGAGGTGACAAATGTATTTACCGATTCCAATTGGAATTATCCCGATTGAGTTAATCGAAAGGGTTAAATTCATAAAAGCGCCACTTCGACTTAATCCATGTAGGCTCGGGAAAGCCTATGAAAGTGATAAGTCGAGGCATCCAGAGTAGTGTAGATATCAACTTATCGTATTGATTGCACAAACTTATATATCACGACTTCCCCGGTTTTAATGGTGCGCCGGGGTTGATGGGCTATCGCCAAATGGTAAGGCATAGGATTTTGGTTCCTATATTTGTCGGTTCGAATCCGACTAGCCCCGTTTGCAATATGATAAATATTGCAAAATTTTCTTTTTTCATACAACTTTCGCTTCGGTCTTCTAGCCCAACGGGGCTGATTAAAGGGGCTTCAAATGTCCCGGAAGACCTTCTGAAATCCAAAAGCGTTTCAGAAAACCTTTGTTGCGGCTGGCGGTCAAGAACTGCAACAGTGCCGGATTGTTTGTCATGGCGGTCAAATAATTCGGTATCTTAGGAAGCTTAGTTCAGCGGTAAGAGCAACGGCCTCATAAGCCGTAAGTCCTGGGTTCGAATCCCAGAGCTTCCATTTCTTCTAAATGCCATTCATCCGTAATATGGGTGGAAAAAACTTCCAGTTGAGCGTGTGGATTAGGTAAATTTAGGTGCGATACGGCGTAGCTTAAATGGATCTGATTTCCCGGCTGGTATATCTCTGAGTTAAAAATATTAACGCAGCGCACGTTAATAAAAGGAGTTTTCAAGAGATGCCGTTCTAAGACGCATAAAAATATCCAGTGAATCTACAGCACTAAAACTTGTAGATAGTGGAAAGCATAACACGATAAACCTATTGCTAACCCGGTTCTTCCGGGTTATTCGGAAAGTGCAAGTAACTGGGAACGGCCTGGTCGTAGACTAGGTCTTAATGGTTCGAATCCATTCTTTCCGATTCCGCATTGGTGGAGGAATAGGTAAACTCTATTGTGGTAGACCAGGTTGAAACCCACAACTTAGATGACCGTTGATGCTAGCAGTCTGATAGGTGCAAATCCTATCCCGGCGGACGGTGCGACGCGACGTTATACGCGCAAAGTTGAAAAGTGGCGGAACTATTGACGGTGATGAACCCGATACAATAGAAAGGCAGACGCAGAGGATAGTACATCGTAATGGGTGAGTATGTGTCTTTGGACATGGGATGTACATGGGAGTTCGAATCTTCCCTTTTCAACTTCATCTACTATGAGTATATAGAAAATGTAGCTCAGTTGGAAGAGTGCACAACAAAAGTGAGGTCAGTGGTTCAAGTCCACCCATTTTCTATCTGGCAAATTGCCATTGCCAGAAGTTGCATTTTCCCCCTTAAAGTTCCAGTGTTTCTCGTTTGGAGATTCATGCCGTTCAAGTCGGCACACTGGATTTTTCTAAATCGAGGTAATTTATGAAAGAAAAATGTTGCAAGAATTGCAGAAGACATGATGACTTCACATGGGTTTGTTTCAATGGTGATAGCGAATATTGCGCAGACTTTACGGAGCCAGAGTGTTATTGTGAGTTTTGGGAGAGAAAAGAAGATGGAGATATGTGGTAAAGAAATAAAAGACGAATGTTCAAACTGCGGAAATATCCTTGAATGCGAATTGTTCCGTCAAGGGCATGGAATAAAACAGGAACGTGAAAACATAGCTAAAATGATTGCCTGTCAGATGAAGCACAGGGAGAGAAGGGAATTTGAATGCTAAATTTACTTGATAAACGCAATTGCCCTGTTTGCGGTGGAATATTGAAATGTGAAAATGCCGATTTCACAAACCCTTTTATAGAAAAAGGACTCTTTTTAAATGTGACATGGCAATGCACCAATTGCGGAGCTTAATATACTGCAAAACTTGAATTAACCCCAAACGGATATGAGGTGCAAGACCGTGAAGCACATATTGATGTAGAGGATAATTTTTCAGCCGAAAAATTTATGCTTGGAAGAAACAATTTTCGAAGACAGAGGTGGTAAATATGAAATTTGAGGATATGGCAAACTGGACAGAGGAACAGATAAAAAAAGAGGTTGTGAGACTATCTGAAGAATGTGAGAAGAAGCAGCATATAATCCTGGACTATGAAGCTTTATCGGAGACAATTAACCAAAAGCTTCTTGAAAATGATAACTGGAAGCTTCCAACTGATGAAGTTGAAAATGTAAATACTGGTCATCCATCTATCGAATGGTATGAACAACGCCACCAGGATGACTGCATTACAATCAATCAGCTTCAGACCGCATTGGACGTACTTGTTGACCGGTATGCAAATCTAAGAAAGGTTCATGGGTTGAACTGATATGTCTTTTGAAACATTTATGTGTGCTTGGTTGAGCAACACTGGAAGTACCAGAGCATTGATGCGATACGGAATATACCTAACAAACAACGGAAAAAAGATGCACGGGGAACCAAAGGAGCGTAGAGTTGCAGGGCGAAAAGGAGTAAGAAAAAAATAAATGAGCATTAAATCAGCATTAGAATCCGAAGGGATAGATTTTTCTGAATACATGAATCCACCAGAACCATGGAATGGACAGGCGTTAATACGGAATATCAATGGAGTGAAATACGCCTGTTGCCCTTTTTGCCAGAAGAAAGCACTTTTGATTAGCCCAAACACAAAGATTCAGCATCTTAAATTAAAATGCAAGGGAAGCAACTGTAAGAAAGAATTTGAGGTGAATGTATGAATAAAATCAGAAAGATATGTTGTATAATCACTAATTTTATTATATTCAAGTGGGTAGCAGATTATTTGATAGCCACAATTCAAATGATGATTGAAAATCATTGGGGGTTTTCGGCAGTACCATTATTGCTCATGGCAGTATTCGCAGAGTGGAAAGTAATTGAAAATATTTTTTCGGAATTAAAAAGATGATTTTATCAAGTGAGGATATGTATGACAAAACAAGAAGCCGTAGTAATTGAAACCTATACAGGAATTTGTATGCTTATAGGGGATGACCGAAAACTTGCATACGAATACGCAGAAAAACTTTTAGGTCATCCGATATATACACATGAATTTCCAAAATATGCTGACAAGCTGAAAGAACTTAGTAAGCCAGATTTTATTGAAATTTGTAGAAAGTTAGGTGATTAAATGAATCCAGTATTTATATTTCTAGTGGTATGCGGAGCGGCAGTAGTATGGTTCCTGCTTTACAAATTATTTCAGCCACTAGGTAAATTATTGAACCACATTGGCAGAAATGCTATTGATGAGTTAAATAAAGACGAAAGTCAAAAAGAGGAGGATAATAAATGAAAAAAGGACTTTTAGGTGGAATTGGATTAGCTGTTGTAATCATTGCAGGACTTATATGTGTTGCAAAGTGCAGTGTGAGAGTTCCGGCTGGTTACATTGCGGTAGAGTACAAAATGAACGGAGGAATCTCTAAGAATGTACTTACACAGGGATGGCATTTGATTTCACCTACAGTAAAAACTTCACTGTATTCCGTTGGAATCGAGCAGTCTTATCTTACATCTGAGGATAAGGGCGATTCTCCAAAAGATGAAAGCTTCAAGACACCAACAGCAGATGGTAAATCGCTTCAAGTTGACCTTGAATTTTCTTATAAATTCGATCAGAGCAGAGTAACTGATGTATTTACTCAGTTCAAAGGTCAATCCGGGGAATCCGTGAAGAATACCTTTATTAAACCAAAGATGAAAGCATGGACTCAGGAAGTAACTGCGAAGTATCCAGTAACAGATGTTTTCGGTGATAAACGCCAGGAACTGAATGAAGCACTTGACGAATATCTTAAACAGAAGTTTGAGCCATACGGAATTATTATTGATACAGTAAACTTTACTTCCATTTCCACTGATGATGAAACACAAGCTGCAATTCAGAAGAAGGTAAATGCACAGCAAGAATTAGAACTTGCTAACATTGAAGCTAAAACAGCCAAAGTACAAGCTGATAAAGATAAAGAAGTTGCACTGATTGCTGCTGAACAGGAAAAGGAGAAAGCATCTATCCAAGCGGAACAGGCCAAAATTGATGCAGAAGGTAAAGCTGAAGCTATTAAGATTAAAGCAGAAGCTGAAGCAGAAGCAAATAGAAAAATCGCAGAATCTCTTACTCCCGAACTGATTGAAAAACAGAAAATTGATAAATGGAATGGTGAAGTACCAAAAATTCAAGGAAGTAATACTTCTACCATCGTAGATACAAGAGATATGACAGCTGATGAGAATGCTAAATAATAAATAAAACAGTCAAGAGAGCCACACGAGAGCCAGACTAAATCCTAAAAAGAAAGGAGGTCTGGCTCTATTTTTATGGAAAAAATTACAGAAGGCTCGCTCGAATGGTATCGGGCAGTTCTAAATCAGATTATCAGTAGCGACATGACAATCTATCAAAATCAAAAAGATTGCCTTGATTTGCTCTTGAACATGAATATTGACCTTCCTTTCGACAAGAACCAAGAAGCACGGAAAATGGCTATGAAAGTAAGTCAATACTCACATAACATAGCAGAGAAGTGTGCTGCATTAACTGGTAGTGGTGACTTTGACGATATCTACTGGCAGTATTTATTATTGGAAGCACCACATTTATTTGAAAGTTACTTGCTTTATATGGAAAAAAACAGAGCAGACAGCAAGAAATTTTATATTCCACGAAGAAAAACACTACATGTGGTAGCCCAAGATTTACAGGATTTGGAAGAAAGAAAAATAGAGTTTTATGGTTTATCGCTTCCAAGCCGTGTTGGCAAGGCAATATCATATGACACGCCTGTTTTAACCGATAACGGGTGGAAAAAGCATGGAGAACTTACTATTTTGGATAGAGTTATTGGTATTGATGGAGAATTTAAAAAAATTCTTGCAATTCATAATCCATGTGATATGGAGTACAAAGTTACATTTTCTGACGGTGAAGAAATTGTTTGCCACGGCAACCATGAGTGGAGAGTGTTCGACAGACATAAAAGAAGAATTATAGATAAAGAAACAAAAAAAATACGTGAAACATTATTAGAAAAAGACGGAAGATCCAGATATTATATTCCGAACAAAGAGATGATATGTGGATTTCATAAGCCTTTATGGGTATCACCTTATGCACTTGGAGCATGGCTTGGAGACGGAAGAAATCAAAATCCAGATATTTGTGGAGCAGAATCTGATTATGCTATAGTTCAAAAAATAATTGATGATGGATATGAACTTGCGTGGGACACAAAGCACAAAACAACTGGCGTGAGATATTACGGATTCAAATATTTGAGACAGGATTTACAAAAATATGGTATGTGTCATAGCAGAAGAAGAGTGCCAAAATATATACCAGATGAATACTTGATTGCAGACATAGATCAAAGGTTAGAATTACTGGCGGGGTTACTTGATACAGATGGAAGTTTAAATAAAAAAGAGCATAGATATCAATTCACGACCAATGAAGAAGCACTTAGAGATGGAGTTATATCTTTAGTAAATTCATTCGGTTGGAGGACAACAGTAGTTCGATATGAGAGCGGTATGAGTTCATCTGGAATATATGCAAACAAGCCATATTGGGTGGTTTCTTTTAACCCAACAATGTATATACCGTGTCAGTTAGAGAGAAAACAGTTGCACGAATTTTCAAAGCAAAGAATGGTTTCTATAAAGAAAATAGAGAAAATAGAACATCCTATTGGGGGAAATTGCATAACTGTAGAAGATGGAATCTATTGTGTCGGAAAAACATTAAAGCCTACTCATAATAGCACCGTGTGTATCTTCTTTATGTCATGGATAATGGGGAAAAGACCGAATAGTCATAGTGCCATGGGCGGTCATTCTGGAAAACTGGCAAAAGGATTTTACGGAGAACTTCTTAATCTCATTAATACACAGGAATACAACTACAGTGAAATTTTCCCGCAATCGAAACTTCAAAAACAGAGTGCTGATGATTTTGAAATAAACCTGGACAAGCCAGACCGATTTGCAACAATGACTTGCCGTGGTATTGAAGGTACTTGGACAGGTGCCGTTGACATTTCTTCCGATGGGTATTTGTACGTGGATGACCTTGTAAGAGATAGGCAACATTCATTAAGCCCTACCCGATTGGAAAATACATATCAAGAATATCTGAACAAGATGGTTGACCGTAAGATTGATGGTGCAAGAGAACTTATGGTTGGAACCAGATGGAATTTATATGACCCTCTTGGAAAAATTGAGAAGCTAAATCGGGATAATCCAATGTATCGGTTTAGAAAAATTCCAGCTTTGAACGATGATGGTAAATCGAATTTTGATTATGAGTATGGCGTTGGATTTTCAACAAAATATTATGTCGATATGAAAGCCAGGTTAGACGCTAACGAATGGGAAGCCAAATATCAGCAAAAGCCCTTCTTACGTGAAGGAATTGTGTTTGCAGCTGACGAATTAAGATATTATAACGGCGTTCTCCCAGAAGGTGGATTTGTTAAAAATGTTTCTGCTTGCGATGTTGCGTGGGGTGGTGGCGATAGCTTATCAATGCCAGTGGGTGCAGAATACGAAAATGGAGATGTATATATTTATGATTGGATTTTTAGCACAGCACCAAAAGAAGGAACATTGCCATTAGTTGTTGGAAGAATCATGGGAAATAATATTCAATCCATCAATTTTGAAGCAAATAATGGTGGAGATATGTATGCCTATTATGTAAATGAACGCTTGAAAGAACATAAATACGCTTGCAGCACGACAAGTACAAAAGCACCTTCAAAACAAGCAAAAAAAGAAAAAATAAATCAATATTCCGGGGATGTTAAGCAAAATTTTATATTTTTGGCTCCGAAATATCAAGATAAACAGTATCAAAAGGCTATGGATGAATTAACTACATTCGTCTATATTGGTGATAATGAACATGATGACGCTGCCGATGGAGTTACGCAGCTTGCAATAACGCTTGCCGGCAAAAGATTTGCAGAAGTAAAAGCAACCAAAAATTTTATGTGGGGAAGGAGATAGAGTATGATGACTACAGCTCAATATTTACGACAAATTGAAAATTATGATAACAGAATCAAAAACAAGCTTATCGAAGAAGAACAGCTCAGTTCTCTTTCCACAAGTGTATCTGCAATTCCTGTTGGAGAAAAGGTACAAACTTCTGTAAAACGTGATCCGATGGGAGACATGATTGCGAAGATATTTGATCTGCGAGAAGAGATTTCAGAAATGATATCTGAATTTTTACAAAAAAAACAGGAAATAGTCCGAACCATAGAACAGGTTGAAGATCCATTACTATATGACATATTATTTAAGCACTATGTTGAGTACAAATCTTTGGTTCGCATTGCAGATGAGATGGGTTATTCAGAGATTCACATTAAAAAAAAGCATTTAAAAGCCATAGCAGAAATAAAAAAGATAAAAGGTTTCGAAAGATGATACCGAAGTATACTGAAAGATACTTTTAATATGTGTAGAATATAAAGTAGAGCATTGGATTAAAACATCCAGTGCTTTTTATTTTGTAGAAAGGATGGTTCGGCTTTGAGAAATACAATGAATTTTGTAGATTTATGCCGAGGTGAGTTCGGGCGAAAAGTAGCCTACACAGGTGTTGACCGAATCACTCCACAAAATGTAGTGAAAGTAGTATCAGACACTATTGGCATACATAATAGAAATCGAACATTAATTGATTATCTATACCGGTACATGAAAGGCGATCAGCCGATATTGTATCGAAATAAAATAGTCCGACCAGAAGTTAATAACAGAGTGGTTGAAAATCACGCATTTGAAACCGTGAAGTTTAAAGCTGGACAGATTTGCGGGGAACCAATCCAATATGTATGTAAAAAGAAAAATGCAGACAAAAAAATAAATGAGCAAGTTGATTTGTTGAATGATTATCTGGATGAGGCCAATGCAGATGCAAGAAACATCCAAAGGGCAATATACCAAAGTGCAACAGGAACTTCTTATAAGGCTATTCTGAAAGAAGAGGACTGGACAGAAAACGGAGATTTACCGCCATTTAGAATATTCATTCCGTATCCTGGCGATTGTTACATTGTATATTCGCAGAGAAATGGGAAACCAATGCTTTCCGTGCAGATTTTAAAAGATGAAGATGAACAGCAATATTATTTATGTTATTCAAAGAACCAGTTTTTTGAAATCAAGAATGGGAAAGTAACTAACTACGGCATCAATGGTTTTGGCGGTATTCCAATTGTTGAATGCCCGAATAATCATGACAGGCTTTCAGATGTTGAAATTGCAATCACATTATTTGATGCAATTAACAAATACCAGTCTGACAGATTAAATGGCGTGGAACAGTTTGTGCAAGCCTTTATGAAGTTCAAGAACTGCGAGGTAGATGAAAACGAGTTTTTGAAAATGGTAAAACTTGGTGCCATCTCTGTTAAAGATACTGGAAATGGCTGTCAGTCGGATGTTGAACTGATGACCGCTGAATTGAATCAATCAGAGAGCCAGGTTGCAAAGGATGATATCTACAATAACATGCTGATTGTGGAAGCAATGCCAAACCGCCAAAGCAATAGCGGAGGTGATACAGGAAATGCTGTATACCTTCGTAATGGATGGGACTTCGCAGAAAGAGATGCAAAATTGGTAGAAGCATTCACCAAGGAAGCTGAAAAGGAATCTGCTAGAATTATTCTGAATATTATCCGTGGTACATCAAATGATGTTAATATCTCAACCAGAGATTTTGATGTAAAGATAACCAGAAACCCAACAGACAATATGCTTGTAAAAGCACAGGCACTTGATTATCTGTTTAAAAATAAAATTCATCCGCTTATTGCACTGATTACTTGCGGTTTATTTAGTGATCCGCAGAAAGTCTACGAAATGAGTTTACCGTATCTGGGAACTATTTACCCGGAACTGGCAGACCCGAAAGCGGAAATGCAGAAAGCACAGCAATTACTTGACGGAAAGTTTCAAAATCCGTCCAAAACAGAACCAATGGCAAATTCTCCATCTAACGAAGAATGAACCAAATTTCGATTATTTAAGGAGTTTTAGAGAAATCTAAGGCTTCTTTTTTAATACCCAAAATCAAATAAATTGCAACAGCCCGTGAGCGTAAATCGGGTACAGACCATGTGCGGAGCGAACCGTGTTGAAAAAGCGTATTGGACTGGAAGAAAGGAGATTTCAATGACAAGAGAACAGGCAAAACAGGCACTTATCGGTATGGGAGTTGCAGAACCTTCCGAGGAACAGGTTTCTAAGCTTCTTGATTCTATTTCTGCTGAAACTAAGAAAGAGAAAGACAAAAATGTTTCTCTGAAGGAAAAAGCTGAAAAAGCAGATTCCCTGGAAAAAGAGTTGGAAGAGTTGAAAAAGAAGAACATGACCGAAGCAGAACGGCTAGAAGCTGAACGCAAGAAAGAAAAGGAAGCAGTGGATAAGGAGTTAGCTGATTTGAAAGCTGCGCTTGCAGAATCCAACAAAAAAGCCCTTACCAGTGAAATTACTTCTATGTTCGCAAATGCAGGACTTTCAACCGAAACATACGCGAGTGCTATTAAAGCATACGCATCTGCACCGTATGAGAAACCAGAAGATGCAATGAAAGAAGTCGAAACTTTTGTTAAGGGAGTTTCCGAAGCAAATAAAACAGCACTTGATACCGCAAAAGCAGCTTGGGAGAAGGAAGCATTGGAAAACACTCCGAATCCCGGAGGTGGTAGCGGTGGGAAAGCTACAGTAAAAAGTGATGCTGCTGAATTTGCAAAAGCTTACTCAGCAAAAAAGAACCAGGAAACTAAATCAGTGGACGGTAACGCCCCTGTAAATATTTAAGTAAAGGAGATATAAATAATGGCTTTTATGAAAACAGAGCAGTATGAGTCCACTCCAAATATTCTTGAATCCGAGGTCGGACTTGTACTCAAAACCTACACAGCAGACCAGACAAATGCTGAAACAGTTGGAACTAAGAAAATTATCAAAGCAGGTTCCGTATATCCAACAAATGCGACAGGCGCAATCGGTATTGTATTTGAAGATGTTGATATGACAGATGATACCAAGAGACCAATTTCCGTGATTGTCGCAGGCCGTGTTCTTGAAAAGAGACTTCCAGTAACAGTTGACACTACTGCAAAAACAGAGCTTAAAAAAACCGGAATCGTTTTTGTAGTCACAGAAGACCCAGTATTTTAAGGAGGTATGACAAATGCCATTTAATATTTTGGAATCAATTACCCAAGAAGAAAGACTTAACTTTTCTCAGAATTTCAGCGTTAAAAGACCAGGTATCCTCGATACCATTTTCCCAGATACAAAAACCCAGTATCTGAAAGCAGAGTATTACAGACTTATGGCTGGACAGAATCTCCCGGAAGTTGCATTCGTCCACGCTCTTGATAGCGAAGCAGAAATCGGCACAAGACCTGGATTTGAAAAAGTCCTGACTGAAAAACTCTTCATTAAGAGAAAAATCAATCAGTCCGAAAACTTACGGCAGGCAATTGAAAACGGTGTGCCGGATAATGAAGCACTGAAAAACTTTGTATTTGATGATGCAGCCAGACTGTTCGAAGGCGTTGTTACAAGAGCAAATGTTATGAAAGGACAGTTCCTTTCCACTGGCGCTGTAACAATCAAAGAGAACCATGTTGACATGGGAATTGACTATGGCGTTCCAGCAAGTGCAAAAGTAACGCTTACTGATTGGTCTAAGCCAGATGCAGATATCATGGGCGATATCCAGAAAATGGTAGCTGTAGCAGAAGGCAATGGCTATGTAGTAAACAAAGCTGTTACTTCTCTTAAAATGATTAACTACATGCGGAACAACACTGCAATGCAGACAGCTGTTCTTGGTGCTGCAAATAAAAGGCTTCTCACAAAGCAGGAGCTTGCCAATCTGCTTATGCAGGAATATGAAATCACAATTGATCGTTGTGATGAGAACTTTAATTTCAGAAAAGCAGATGGAACCCTGAAAACAGCCAGATACCTTAAAGAGGATGTATTTACTCTGTATGAAGCAGATGCTAACGGTTCTTTCGGTGTTGGCCTATGGGGTGTGACACCAGAAGAGCTTGAATACAGACAGTTTATACAGGAAGAGAATCGTTCCTTTGTTACTCTTTCCATGTGGGCTACACCAGACCCAGTTGCAGTATGGACAAAAGCATCCGGCATGTTCGTTCCGGTCGCACCGAAAGCTAACGGCGGTATCGTAATCGGTACCAAAGCGGGGGAATAACCGGGCATAGTCTCGACGAAAACAGCCAGTCACCATCTGTAGCAGGTGTGAATGATACATCAACACACAAGTATACAGAAAGCGAGTTGTCTAATATGACTGTATCTCAGTTAAGACAACTTGCAAGTGATAACGGCTATGCCCTGACAGCAACTAATAAGGCTGGAATAATATCAGAGATTTTATCTCAGCAAAGGTAGGTGATTAAATGGACGAACAGCTTATAGAGGATTTGACAAATTATCTTGAAGATGATGCAGAAACTGCGAGGATGATTCCGCTTTCGGCAAAGAGGGCTATTCGTTCATTTAAGAAGAAAAGGAATTATCCTTCATCTTACAGTGATGAGAAAATAAATTCCGATATGGAAAACTGCTATGATTGCATATTTGATTTGGCTCTTTTTTTTCTGGTGAAACAGGGAGCTGAATTTCAAGGATCACATTCCGAATCTTCTGTAAACAGAAATTGGACTTCTGAAACTGAAATCTATGTAAATCATGGTGTTTTTCCATTTATCGGATTCTAAGATGGTGTGTGCGTGATACGTCAATCCTCCCACGTATCGCAGGGGTGCTTCAAATTAGGTGGGTAGAAGCAATATCTTAAAAATGGGAGTGATGGAAAGGAATAGCGATGGGATGTGAACACGAGTGCGTCAACGAACACCGCTTGAAAGAATTGGAAAGTGCCGTCCATGAGATGAAAGAAAAGCATTCCAAAAGGGATGGAGTTTTTTTTGAACGTATCAATGCGCTGGAACAGAAAATTGCTTTATACAACAATGACCTGGGACACATTAAGGATACAGTTGACGAAATGAACGACAATTTAAAATCACTCATGGAAAAGCCAGGAAAGTTACAGGACAAAATAATTGCTTATGTCATAACTGGCATAATTGGTATTGTTTTAGGATTTGCCCTAAAAGGCATTTTCCCGGTGTAAATATTGATTCCACTACAGGGAGGACAGTGGAATGGATGATTATAAAGACTTTTCGGAAGATGAAAGAATCTTCTATTTGCGTGAAGCTGGATTTGATTCCAGAGAAAAGGAGTTATTCCGATTGCGTGTTTATGAAGAAAAAACGCTTGCAGAAGCTTCAGAAATCATGGGGTACAGTACGAGAACCGTAGACCGCATAAACAGAAAATTAAAAAAGAAAATTATGAAAGTTGCCCCGATGTATTGTCGGGGCTTTTCTTTGTATTCATAGAAAATGGCGTATTTATGGCGTTATCATGGCGTGTTAATTAACCTCTTATTATTGTAAAATATAGTTATAAAAACAAGGGAGGTTTGAGATATGCAGTATGGTAATCCGTATTTTGCACAACCATTTCAACAAATACAACCGTATCAAGATAGATTAGCACAATTGCAGAATAGTTATCAGCAGGCAATGCCATACGGACAGGCACAGATTCAGCAACCAATACAACAAATGCCACAAGTACCACAAATCCCCATGTTGCAAGGACAGATGGTTGATGGCATTGATACTGTAAAGGCAAAAGATGTAGATATGTCCGGTAATCCTGTTTATTATCCAAAAACAGATGGAACAGAAATATATAGAAAACAATTACAGGCAGATGGAAGAAGTAGAATTTTTGTTTATCGACTTATAAATCCGGAAGAACAACAGCAACCAAAGGCAGAAGAAAAACCGATTGACATAGAAGCTATGTTTAATCAACTTCGGAACGATGTTTGTTCTGAGATTTCCGAAATAAAGAGTATGTTCCCGACACAAATGTCGGTAACACCGGAACCCAAGCAGAATGGAGGTAAACAGAGATGATGAATCCAATGCAACTTATGCAGATGATACGTGGTGGAGGGAATCCTCAACAAGCCATAATCAATATGATGAAACAACAGTCTGGAAATAATCCTGTAATTGACAATGCAATTAACATGATGGAAAAAGGTGATAATGCAGGAATTGAAAAACTTGCAAGAAATCTTTGTAAAGAAAGAAATATTAATCCAGACGATATACTGTCGCAGGTTAAGAACCAGTTTGGAATAAAATAAATTCGCTACAATAATTAAAAGAGCCGCGGTCTTTTGATTTTGTATAAATTACAAAAATCAATAAGGAGGTAATCGCTATGATGAATGGTGGATTATCAGCAAGCGATGTCGCTGTATTAAGCGGCTCTAATAACCGTGCAGATGAAGGCTATGGCTTTGGCGGTGGCTGGGCATGGTGGATTATAATATTGCTTATCTTTGGCTGGGGCGGTTTCGGCGGCTTTGGCGGCTGGGGTGGCAATGGTGGAAACGGTACAAATGGTGCAGGTTTCCAAGGATGGGCTACCCGCTCAGATATTAATGAGGAATTCGCCCTTAATGATATTCAGAATGGTATCAGAGGTATTCAGCAGGGTATCTGTGACAGCACATATTCTCTTAACAATACCATGCAGAGTGGCTTTAATGGTATGAATGTCGGAATGCTTCAAGGCTTCAACGGCGTTCAGCAGGCAATCAATGCTGATACTGTAGCCGGTATGCAGAATACCAACGCATTACAGTCTCAGTTAGCAAATTGTTGCTGCGAAACAAGAGAAGCAATCCAGGGCATCAATTATAACCTTGCCACTAACACTTGTGCTCTCCAGAACACAATGAACAACAACACAAGAGATCTTCTGGAAAACCAGAACAGCAACACAAGAGCAATCCTTGACTTCCTGACTAACGATAAGATTGCAACATTACAGGCAGAGAACTCTGATCTGAAACGTGCTGCATCCCAGGATCGCCAGTCTGCATTGCTTACAACAGAGATGTACGCACAGGCTCAGAGATTAATCAATGCAATCAACCCGGCTCCGATTCCTGCATTCCAGGTTCCAGCTCCATATGCATACGCAGGATGTAATACATATGGTAACGGTTGTTGCTAAGTAACTCACCCTTAGAGGTTGACTAATTCTAAGAGGTGGGTTGCGGCTCACCTCTTATTTTGATTGAGAGGTAGAAATATGAGTTGTAAAAATGTTTGTAAGCTCTGCAACCGTCTTGTAATAAGCCAAGCTGTTGCGTTTACAGGAAGTAATCTTGTAATCACACTCCCAGCAGGCAGTTACAACAATGGAGAGAAATATTGTATTGTTGTTGCACAAAGTATACCAGAAGCCACTACAATTACTGCTCCGGTAATGATTCAGATAGGAACAGGAACAACTTTGTATCCGCTAGAAAATCGTTGCTGTGCACAGATTACGGCTTGTGGAATAAGAACCAGAACGAAGTACGCAACTAGAGTAGCTACAAGTGCAACTGGCGGAGTATTCAAGATGTTAGGAAATCCGGCTTGTAGTCCGAGCAACAATTTGAAAGCAATTAATGGTACAGCCCCAACGACAGAAGCACCTGTTACGCAGGCTGTTAGAAAGGGGGCACTGTAATGCATAAAGTTGCAATGGAAATGGGAAAATGGGCTATGGAAAAAGCCAAGGCACATGGCTTCGACAATCTCAGTGCTCAAGATTGGGATGATTTGAAAGACTGCATGGAATCCGTAAAGTGCGCGATTTGTGCAGATAAAGATTACAGAATCGTAGAAGCTATGGACGAATGCGAACAGGAAGAAAAGTATCTTGGACGCATGGGATATGACCGTTACCGCTATTCAAATGGGCGTTTCGCTCCAAAAGGTAGGGGAACCAGAAAAGGCTATAGACCGTATCTGTATATGCAGGATGATGACTGGATGGATGAGTATTTAAACAATCCAGAGTTTGAGCGCAATATGTACCGCATGGGATATCATCCAGATCGTAGTGATATGGAAAATGATGGTATGAATATGAATTGGAAGAAGTCCAGATATGGCGAATCCTATGATAGATACGATGAGAATCGTAGACACTATCATGATTCTAAGGATTCTGAATCCAAGAGAAAAATGGATGATTCCATGAAAGAATACACATCAGATATTATTCGTAACCTTACGGAAATGTGGTCGGATGCAGATGCAGCGCTCAGACAGCAGATGAAAACTGACCTGAGCCGTTTAGTTCAGCAGATGACATGATTACAATATTGATTAAGCCCTTGTTGCAGTAGTGCGGCAGGGGCTTTTTTCGTAGAAAGGATGGTGAGAAACCATGCTGAAACAATTCTATATGAATGGGGACTTATGGAGAGTGCGCTTTGTTTCTCCCAATGATAATGTTTTGATTGACCGTACAGGAAATAGAACACTTGCTGTATCTGATTATTCTACTGGTGTTATTTCGATTGCAAACAACCTGCATGGAGAACTTCTGAACCGTGTATTTATCCACGAATTAGGGCATTGCGTAATGTTCAGTTATGGTCTATTACCAGAACTTCATCGCATGGTCAAGAAACGATACTGGGTGGATGCAGAGGAATTTGTATGCAATATTCTGGCAGACTACGGCCATTTCGTGATTGGAACAGCCAGAGATATTTTGGGAAACCAATTCACATATGTAGCACCTGTTGGAGCAGAAAGGATGATTGCATGAGAGTATTAAGATTTATTGTAAATAATCAAAGAATTTATCCAGATCCCAAGTGTGATTTCTCTGGACTGGTAAAGGGCACGACTGGATATCTTAAAGCATTGTTTATCTTTTCACCAGAGTGGAACGGATGTAAAACAGCTGCTTCATTTTGGAGAATGGAAAAAGAATACCCAGTAATACTGAAAAACAATCAATGTGAAATTCCAACGGAAGCCCTTACTTGGGATTATTTTTCTGTATCTGTCACTGGCGTAAAAGATAACGGAAAATACATTATAACTACTGGTAAAACCAAAGTATCACAGAGGGGGTAGAACATGGCAACAGCACTTGATTTACTTATGAGCACAAAAGAAGATGTTAATTTGCTTTCTGAAGAATCCGATATATGCACAATTGATGCTAAGACAAGGGTTATTTTCGTGCCCTCTACAATCGTAGTTGGTGGAGTACAATCTGACAAGAATGCAGAACGTATTAAATTTTCATGTCCCAAAATTGTAGGAGATAATCTTGATTTATCCAAATTTTCAGTCAGAATTAACTTCGAAAACGTAAGCAGTGTGGATTTTAATGTTTCTATCAAAGACCAATACATTTGTGATGATGTAGCTGTAGATGGCGAAAATGTAACTTTTTCTTGGTTGATTGGAAGAAATGCAGCAAGGTATATGGGAACGGTACGTTTTATTGTTTGCGCTGTTAAAACGGATTCCGATTCAAATATTAGTGTTGAATGGAATACCACAATAGCGGAAGTACCAGTGCTAGAGGGTATCGAGATTGATCAACCACAGATAGGACAGGAAGAAAAAGATGTTATAAATCAGCTTTTGGAGCTTACTAAAAACACATCTGCGGAAGCTATTCAAAATGTAAATTCCGCAAAAGAACAAGCTATTAAGGACATCCAGAGTGTATCACAGCCAGACACTACATTGACTATAGAAGGTGGGCTTGCAGAAGCAAAAGCAACGGGAGAAGCTATTGGTTCGCTAAAGGAAGATATAAAGTATTTTAAAGATGATGTTACCAAAGCATTTAACGTGACTGAAAATCTATATAACCCACATTCATTTACAAATACAAAGGGTGTAGCATTAACTATTGCTGATGGTACAGAGTACGCAGATTCTACAACAGTAAATGCAATTACAACTGGATATTTTGACACAAATGAGGGGGATGTATGGAGGTTTTATAGATGGAATACAGCCAAGGATAATATATATGAGCTGGAAGTAAGAGTGCATTGGTTTGATGAAAATGGAAAGTATATAAGCGGTGCAATTATAACTGGTGATGTAACAGCACCTATAAACGCTAGACGTTTACGTTTTACAGAAAAATTCACATTACTATATCCGACGTTAGATGTTATGGTTACTAAAAATTATTCGTTTGATGTAAATGGTTATGTCCCATATGGTATTACGCAGTTAAAAGAAACATTCTTGCCAAAAGAAAAAGTATACGAACAACTTCAAAAAAATGGTACGCTTCATAGTGGTGAATCGTGGGTATTGGAAAATAATAATATCATGGCAAGAAAGGTGTTTGTTTTAAGTGGAATTGTAAACTCATTTTCAACACTTGAAATGGGGCATGGTACTAAAACAAATTCTCCGTCAAGTTGGATGGTTGTGGATAATGAAAATATTACAGTATACTCAACACCTACCAACAAAGTAACACTTGCACACGGATTAACTATTAAAAACACAATTCAGATTATAATTGAAGTGGGCGCAAACTATAAGGCAAAAATTACATTATTATCTAATGGAGAAAAATACAATACAGAGCAAGATTGGGACGGAAACATTGGAAATATTTTTGTAAATAGTGTTAATACAGAATTAGTAAATTGCGCCGTATCTTGGACTTGCAAAAATTATTCTTCAACAATATGGGCATATGGAGATAGCTATTTCGGTATGACAAATAAGGCACGTTGGATTGCTCAGTTGTTAAGTAATGGATATGGTACAGATATGCTAATTGACGGTTATCCCGGTAGAGGTTCTGATGACGCGTATAATTCATTACAAACTGCATTAAAACATGGCAAACCAAAATATATATTATGGGCTATGGGTATGAATAACCCCGATAATGAATCATCTGTTAATGAGAACTGGAATAATAGATTTAATGATGTAAAGAAGCTGTGTAAAGAAAATGATATAACACTTATCGGGTGCACAATTCCGAATACACCAACACAGTTTAATAGCTACAAAAATAACGTTGTTAGAAATGCAGGAATTAAATATATAGATTTCGCAAAATCAGTGGGTGCTGAACACAAGGGAGATTCGTGGTATGACGGTATGCTGTCGAGTGATAAGGTACACCCTACTGAAAAAGGTGCTATGACATTATATTTAAGAGCATTAGCAGATTTCTCCGAATTGGCGAACACTTAACTAAATAGGGCTTTAGTTAAGCAACCAAATTTAAGAAAGAGAGGAAATATGAGAGGATTAGTCCGTCAAAAGCAAAAAGTATATTGGTCTCGAATTACTGAAAAAACGCAAGGATTAGACCGTATTAAAGTTTATGAGAAACCAGTTCTATACTCTTTTTCTGTATCATCTACAGCCGGAACACCAGAAGAAATTGCAGCTGGAATAGTGCCAGATTATGACAGATACATTACAAGCTTTAATCGAAATTTCCACCCACAGGAAGCGGACATATTTTGGATAGATAGAATTCCACAAATAAGCGAGGACGGAAGCCTTATTTTGAACAAAGATGAAGAGCCCACAGTATTGCCAGACTACACACTAAAGAAGATTTTAGACACACAAAAAGGCAATATTGCCAGATACGGAATTTCTAAAAGAGGAAACGAAGATGGGTAAGACAATAAAGTGTACCTTATCACAGAAATCAATCCAAAAAGCTATTGATGAAATAAAAAATTATCAAAAATCTTTAAGGAACAAAAATGAAATTTTCATAAAAAGATTATGTGAATTAGGGATTCCAGTTATTGACCAAAATATTTTGGCAGCACAAGGCGATTCTGATAAGAACCACAATACTTACATCAAAATTAACAGTTTTGGGGACTATGCAGAAGCCCATTTAATATGCGAAGGCAAAAGCATTTTATTCATTGAATTCGGCGCTGGTATTTACCACAATGGTGCAGCCGGTTCTAGCCCACATCCAAAAGGAGAAGAATTTGGTTATACAATCGGTTCTTACGGACAAGGAAAAGGAAAAAACGATTCCTGGGTATATATTTCTGATTCCGGCGAATGGGTACGTTCTTACGGTACAGAAGCTACAATGCCAATGTATAAGGCAAGCGTAGAAATCATTCAGAATATCCGCAAAATTGCCAAAGAGGTATTCTATTCCTAAAGAAGATACCATAATATACTGAATGATACCAATTAATTATGGTATCATTACAGTGTTAAATTGTAGTATAACATGCAATGCATTCACTATAAAGGTGAGTGCATTTTTTTATTGTGAGGTGACAGATATGCCGGACACAATAGAATCCCCTGTACTGGAAGTTTTTTCAAAATGGGGAGCGGCTGTTTCTAAGATTACTGGCGCAGACAATTATTCCATGGATGGTAGTGAAACAAATGCTTCCGGTAAAAAAGCATATGCACAGCTTTATATGCTTGGTAATCCAATTACAAGAGGTGACCTTGAAGGGGATGAATGTGCAACAATGCCATCATTTCAAGTAAATTGCTTCACATCTGGGAGCAAAGCATTAACCAGATTGTATGAATTGGATGAGATAAGTCACATAACTATGGTGAGAATGGGATTCCGCCGCACATACGGACCGGAACCTATGTTTTTTGGTGACAGTGGAATCAAAAAGCTTGTAAGCCGATACAGCCGGATATATACAGGAAAATTACTTTGAAACCAATGAACGCATAGACGTTCTTTTTTTATGCTTAAAACGAAAGCGAGGTGAGATTATGGATCAGATTTTAAGCTATGTAAAGCCAGAATTACTTGTTGTCGTTGTATTTCTTTATTTCATCGGAGAAATTATTAAAAAGTCAGAGAATATTTCTGACAAATTTATTCCAATGATTTTAGGAATTCTTGGTGTATTAATTTGCGGTCTTTATGTTTTTGCAACATCTACGATTTCCGGTTCACAGGAAGTTGCAATGGCGCTGTTTACTGCAATTACACAAGGAATTATCGTTGCTGGATTAAGTACTTATGTAAATCAGCTTATTAAGCAGTCTGGAAAAGAAGAGTAGAAAGGCGGTGATCCGCTATCTCCCGGCACTGGGTTACGTGCATAAAACTTGAATTAAAGAAAGGAGCCTATCAAAATGGCAGATTTAACAACACTTGGCGTAACTTTTCATTACGGTGTTGAAACCGCTAAAGGAACAAAGCCAACTGCATTCACATGGTTAAAAAGATGTAGTTCCATCGGTGGAATTTCTCTTGATACAGAACAGATTGACGTATCAGCTCTTGAAGACTTCATTACACAGTATGCGTCCGGTAGACAGGATACTGGCGGTACTTGGGATGTAACCTTCAACCTTAACGCTGATGTTATCACGGCACTAAAGAAGCTTATGACTGATGCGGCAACAGGAAAGTCAAAAGGATTTAGAGTTTGGTTTGAAGTTGTATTTCCAGACCTCGCTGATGCATTCTTTGTTATCGCAGACCCCGGAAAAAACATTCCATTGTCTGATATTGGACAGAATGAAGCAGCAACAATTCCGCTATCTCTTATTATCCAAGAATATAAAGGCCTTGATACAAAAGTTGTTTCCGAAGAACTTGCACAGGCTTTAGACATCGCAAAAGCAGTAGCAGATTCCACAGGTGCAATGGCACTCAGCTAATAAAATATATCGGGAGGATTATAAAATGGTAACTTTTAATGTACATGGAAAAGAATATAAGGTTGTATTTGGATACGGACTTCTTACAAAAACAGATGTGCTGGACAAGGTACAGGGAATTACAGATGGAAAAGAGAGAAGCCTTCAGAAGATGATTTCTCTTCTCCCGGAACTGCTTCTTGCCGGACTTCAAAAGAAGCACAAGGAAGAGTTTGGGTATGAAAGTGATTCTGAAAAAGAAGCTGTTCTTAATAAAGTCTGTGACCTTTTGGATGATTACGAAGATGAAGGAACTGAGGAAAATCCGAAAAGCGGATTTGATTTATACCAACTTCTCGACAAAGAATTGGAGAAAAATGGTTTTTTATCCGGTCTGCTGAATGCAGTAGCAGAAGCACAGGCAGTGGAGAAGAACGCAACGAAGATTTCACAGGATCACAAAAAGAAAAATTAACATTTCGAGAAGTTGTTTACCAAGAGATTCTTCCTTTATACCTCTCTATTGGCGTATCTAAAGAAGAATTTATGGATTCTACACCAGCTGAATTAAAACCTTATCTCGAAGCTGAAAAGATACGTCAAAAGAGAAGAGACGCTGAGCTTTGGCAAGCGGGCATTTATGAAACATCAGCCACATTCACAGCTGTTGCAAATGCTTTAATGGGAAAAAAATCCAAGGCAGAGTATTTGAAAAAACCTTTACTGGAATCAGCAGAGGAAGAAAAGCGTAAACAGGAAGGTATACTTTCCGAAGAAGAAAAGAAAAAACAGAGAAATGCACTTTTGGCAAGCTTGCAACTCATGCAGGCGAACTTTGAGCTTAACCATGAAAAGGGCAGGCAGGATTAACACTCTTGTCTGCCCTTTATTTTTTTGTAAAAAAGGAGGGACAAATAAAATGGCTGACAATACCATTGATACCCTTGATATACAAATTAGCAGTAGTACAGAAAAAGCAGTACGTGCGCTGACTAATCTTTCAAACAAACTCACAGAAGTTAATTCCGCATTAAGCGGAGTTAATACAAACGGATTACGTAGTTGTGTAAGGGAACTTGGAAAACTAAAAGAACTTGATATAGGGAAAATGACAAGCATTGCTGATGGAATTGGAAAATTCTCAAATTCCATAAAGACAATGGGCGGAGTAGATTATAAAGGCTCTGGTCTGAATGCAGTTATAAACTCAATAAACAGACTTAGCCAGGTTGATGTTAGTGGATTTGATTCTGGGAAACTCGGAGAAATAATCCATAAATTATCAGGCTTATCGGAAATACCAGATGTATCTACCAGTGTTAATCGCTTTGTCAATTCAATGGCTAGATTAGCCAATTCCGGTGAATATATTGCGAATGTATCAGCTGAATTGCCTGGGCTTGGAAGAAATCTTAAATCAATTGTAGAGAGTTTTACGAGCGTTGGCGATATATCTGAACCTGTAAATAGGTTAGTTCAGTCTATTGCACAATTGGCAAGCTCTGGAAATAAAATCGGACAAACGTCAAGCCAACTTGGAACCCTAGCAAAGGAAGTATTATCTTTCTTTGACGTGATGAAAACTGCACCTAAAATCAGTGATAACACAATCCGCATGACGGAAGCACTGGCAAAGTTGGCTAATGCAGGGGGAAAGGTAAATTCCGCTACAAATTCTATATCCAGTGCGTTTTCTAAATTATCATCTGCAACATCTAGCCTTGGTAATATTGTTAGTAAAACTTCTTCTATAATTGGAACCGGGGTAAAAGGCATTATTGGATGGTTTCAACGTCTCGGGAATAGTAGTTCTGGAATTAAAACCGCTTCTTTTAATCTCGGAAATTTGCTTAAAACTGCTATCGGTTTTAAGGCTATTCGTGGTCTGGCAAATTTAGGAAAAAGTGCAATTGGTTTTGGCTCTGCTATTACAGAAATCGAAAATGTTGTAGATGTTTCCTTTGGAAGCATGGCAGATGAAGCCTACAAATTTGCTTCTACGGCCAAAGAACAATTTGGATTATCAGAATTGGCAGCAAAGCAATATTCTGGAACCATGATGGCAATGATGAAATCATCTGGTGTTGCGCAAGATGCAGCTTCTAAAATGTCAATTTCTCTTGCTGGATTAGCCGGGGATATTGCATCATTTTACAACATTGATACAGATACTGCTTTTCAGAAAATACGCTCTGGAATTTCCGGGGAAATTGAGCCTTTAAGACAATTGGGTATTAATTTATCCGTTGCAAATATGGAGGCTTATGCTCTTTCAAGGGGAATTACAACATCTTATAATGCAATGTCTCAAGCTGAAAAAGTTGCTCTTCGATACAACTATTTAATGTCAGTTACAGGAGATGTGCAAGGAGATTTCGCAAGGACATCTGGCACCTGGGCGAACCAGGTTCGTTTGCTCACTCTTAACTTCCAGTCACTTTCCGCAGTAATTGGGCAAGGATTGATTGCCGGCATTCTTCCTGCTATTCAAGCTCTTAATGCACTTATGTCAAAACTTATGCAAGCTGCGAATGTGTTCCGTAACTTCATGTATGTATTGATGGGAAAGAAACTAAAAGGCTCGCAGAGTGGAGTTAGTGATATCGTATCTAATTTAGGTGGTATAGAAACAGCTGGTGATGACGCATCTTCTGGGCTTGATGACGCTACATCATCTGCTAAGAAACTGAAAAAGGCACTTTCCGTATTGCCATTCGACCAATTGAATCAGCTTACCGATAATTCCGATAATTCTGGAACTGCATCTAAAAGTCTTGGTTCTGGACTTGGAGATTTGGCAGATAGTTTTTCTGGAATACAAGATTCACTGGATGAAGTTTTGACTGTTGATGAAACACCAATTAATAAATGGGCTTCTAAAATTAGAAAGGCATTTATCAATAAAGACTGGCAGGGGCTAGGCTTTACTATTGCAGATATGATAAATGTTGGAATGGAGAAAATATACGAAGTTATTAATTGGAATAATGTTGGCCCGAAAATAACTGAATTTGTAAATGCTTTTACAACAGCATTTAATTCCATGGTTAGCGGAATTGATTTCGACTTAATGGGAAGAATGCTTGGAGCTGGAATTAACACGGCAGTAAATACCCTAAACCTGTTGCTCGGAGAGGGAGGAATAGATTTTTCCGGAATAGGGGCAAAACTGTCTCAACTTTTAAAAGGTGCTATAAAGGAAATTGACTGGACAGGTCTTGGAAACTTAATTGGGAACAGTTTTATGGCATCTTGGAAAATGCTTTCTGGCTTTGTAAAGGATATGTCTAAAAAGGATGGTGCTGGAATTACTGGATGGGGTAAGCTTGGCACTGCTATTGGAAAAGCCTTAAATGGTGCAATAAAAAAGATAGACATGAACACAATTGCAGATGCACTTTCTGGTTTATTAAACGGAGCGTTCGAAAGCTTAAAATCATTTACAGAAACATTTAATTGGGATGATCTCGCAACCAAGATAAGAGATGGAATCGCTAAATTCATCAAAGAAACAAACTGGAAAGAAAATGGACAGGCTCTTGGAGATTTTATATCTCACCTGTGTACCGCATTAAAAGATTCTCTCACTACAGACACATTCTATGAGTTCGGACAAGGAGTTGGAACATTCCTTGGTGAATTGCCATGGGGTGAAATCCTTAGTACAGCAGCTGATCTGCTATTAACTGGCCTTACCAGTGCATTAAACGGATTATTCGATGGATTAGAGGAAAAGCACCCGATAGCCGGACATATTGCAGAATGGCTTACAAAAGCATTTATTGCAGTAAAAATAGCAAATATCACAGGTATCAGTACTCTTGTTGGTTCACTTGTGGGACATATTGCGAGTAAAATAGCTGAAAAGAAAAACGCTGAAATGATTGCTGAAAAATTAGCAGATGTACTTGGAGATGGCACAAGTGGAGCAAAAGAAGCAATAAAAGATTTAGGGGATGCGGCAGGTTCTTCAAGCAGTAAATTTGGCTCTCTTGCTAAAGCACTTGGCCCTCTTGTAGGTGAAGCTGGACTTATCGTGGCAGTAGGAGTAGCTGCAGCTGGCGCAACCTCTCAATTGGCTGGTCTTGTTGAAACCATGCAAGGCGGTAATGGTGTTGGAACCACATTTGGCAATACCATGAATAACTTCATTCAAACTTTACAGAGAAGAGGTGATATTCTTTCTGGATCAGCAGAGGAAATTTGGCAGTTAAAAGAAAGCCTTGAGCAAGAAGGGATGACCGCCGAGGATAAGGCAAAAGCAACACAACAATTGATTGACAAGTTGGGAGAAATGGGGGTTACATCCGACCAGGCAGAGCAAGCATTTTCTCAATTAAACCAGAAAGGTCTTATTACGGACGACATGTTTAAAATATTGTCTGATTCTATTAAAACATTGGATGATAAAACAACAAATATGTCTGGAAGTATTGACCTTAGTAAACAGTCGATTGATGATTTGTATGACACTGTTCTTCCACAATTGCAAACACAGTTAGGACTTAGCGCAGATGAAATGGTTTCTCTTGATACAGCATTAATGGAAGCTGAAAATTCTGGTGGCACTGCACAGGATGCATTTGATAATATCATGGCGCGCGCCAAGGAACTCGGAATCAATACAGAATCTGTAGCAAAGATTTTTGCACAAGTATTCCCAGATTCCGTGAAAGAGATGGAAACTAAGACGAAAACCTCTATCAGCAGTACAAATACTTTTGTAAAAACTGGAATGGGAAGCATATCCAAAGCTACAGGAACTGCAATGTCTGGAATTCAAACAGCAACTGAGAAAGCTATGTCTGCCGCACAGACAAAAGTAAAAACTTCCACAGAAAATATTAGTTCTGATTCTAAAACCAACTGGGAAAATTCCGCAAGTGCTGTATCGACAGCCCTCGGAACCATGGATACCGATACCAAAGATATAATGGGTAAGGTTATGACCACCATTCAAAGCTATTGGTCTTCCGTTCTTATCAATACAAACCAGATTTGGGAAAAGGCTTCTGGTAAAGTTGACACGGAAACTGGAAAAATGCTTACTTATGCCGAAAATAATATGTCGTCTGTTGCAAGAGTTTTTTCTTCAATCAGAAAAACTATTAATGGAAATTTTTCGGGACTCTATTCTGTTGGGCTAAATGCGATGAATGATTTTAAACGTGGAATAGAATCTGTTGATATAAAAACGCCACATTTGCAAATGAATTATACTAACTGGCAAGAGGGTAATACCCACAAATGGAGATGGAACTCTAGTGTTGATTGGTACGCCAAAGGTGGTCTTTTCAACGGCGCACAGGTAATTGGTATCGGAGAAGCTGGTTCTGAAGCTGTTCTTCCATTGGAAAATCCACGAACCATGAAGAAGATTGCAGACAGCATTGTTTCCAGTTCGGACGGAAACATGGGACTTACAAAAGAAGAAATGACAAAAGCAGTAGCACAGGGAGTTGCAATGGCAATGAGTATGAACAGCGGAAACAAGAATCCGCAGTACATTATGAACAGCATTATTCTGGACGGAAGTGAGATTGCGAAAGCTGTAACAAAAGCCCAGAATGATACGGATAGCCGTTTCAAACCATCCCCGGCATATTGATTTTTGACTGATTGTGTGGTATAATTTCTTCAATGAAGAAGTACACACGGTCTTGATTTTTGAGCCGCTAAGAAGAAATTAATATTTCTCGATTTTGAGGAATTTTTATCTTACTTGGCGGCTCTTTTTTATTTTATCCATCAATATAAGGAGGAATGGAGAATGTTGGTAGAAGTTATGATGATTGGAAAAGTAGAAACCAGTATTGTAACAAGCCTAGATATTGCGGAGACATTTGGGAAAGAACATAAAAGGGTTTTGCAAGATATAAGAGAACTTGAATGCAGTGAGGATTTTGGAAGGCACAATTTCGTGCAGTCCTCTTACGTCAATTGTCAAAATAAGAAACAGCCAATGTACTATGTAACCAGAGATGGATTTACACTTTTAGCTATGGGCTATACTGGCGAAAAAGCAATGAAATTCAAAGAGGGCTATATTCGGCAGTTCAATGCAATGGAAAAGCTCCTTATTGGAAAAATCAAAGAACGTGAAAAAGGAATTGCAGTAAGGCAAGCGTTTACCAAGGCAATTCAACAATCTTCTGAAAATGAAAGAATGCATGGACACGCCTATTCTACATATACGGACGTTATTTATAAGTCCATATTTGGCAAAAACGCCAAGCAACTAAGAGAGGAATTCGGAATCACAAAAAAAGAAAGTATGAGAGATTATTTTTCAGAAGAAGATTTGGTGAAAGTCCAGAACGCCGAAATGCTTGTAAGTGCATTGGTTGGATATGGTTGGGGATATAACGAAATTAAAGAATTTATTCTGAATAAAGGAATTAATAAAATTGCCGCATGATTTTGAATTTTTAGACAGCACGCATTTAAAATGAGGTCCGGAAAGGTTCGATTTAAAATGGAACCTTTTTCAAAGGGAGGAATATCATGTCATATAAAAATTACATCTTAATCCAAAAGCATTTATTCCGCAGTGAATACATTTTTGCGGATACAGAAGAGTATCTGGCAGACCAACTTTTTAAGAATGAGAAAATTAGAGTGAATTTCGGAAAAGAATTTGGACATACAGAAGAGAAGTATCTTCTAATTTCCTGTAAAATCTGGAATAAAGACCAAGGCAAGTTTTTTAGAGCCATGGAAAAACTGAGGAATAAAATGCCACTGGTCGGGAAAACCGACTATGAGGAATTTTGCAAGGAAACATTCAAAATGTTTGATTAATTAATTCGGTAAAACCAGTGGGCTAGGTTGGCCGCCGAAAAGCGTAAACCGTAATACGCCTGTCCACTGTTTTATAATTACGGATTCTGGCGGTTCATGGTACGCCAACAACCAATACGGAGGTTATCTATATGAACAAAGAATTTATCAAAAATGTAGTCTTTTTTGATATCCGAAAAAATGACAATTTAATAAAACGTGGAGATCTTATCGACTTTGAACTTACGAAAATTCTAATGAATGCAAAAACAACAGAAATCACTAATGCATTTTATAGATATGATAATTTAGATCCTACGGATAAAATTTTATATGAGTATCAAATAAAATGCCCTATTTGTGGGAAAATATATACTCGGATGATTTCTAAAACTAGAATTTTAAATATGATTAAATGTATCAATAATAAAGACACTAATAACGAGTATTTCAGATGCGAAGAATGTGAGACAGAATATCAGAAGCAAATAAAGATCAAACAATCAATATCTCATGAAAAATGGGAAAAAGAAAGAAAAGAGGAACTTGCAAATCTTACTCTCAGATACAAGGAGTATTTAAATCCTAAAGCTTGCTTTAGAGATGGAGTATCTGCAAAAGACAAAATTAACTATATCATGTATCAAAAATATGGAACTAACCCAGATCAAGACGAAATATGCAAAGAGATTAACAAAATGGATTATAACGATTTTTTACATACACCGTATTGGGATGGAGTTAGAAATTATAAGTTGAAAAGTGCAAATTACCGTTGCCAGTTATGCGGAAAAAGCGGAAAACTTAATGTCCACCATAAAACATATGAAAATCACGGACGAGAACATATGAGATCAGTTGCAGATAACGATCTCATAGTGTTATGCGAAAATTGCCATAGCAAATTTCACGATAAATTAGACAGAGCGGCAGGTGAATAAGATGGAGAAAATTAAAAAAGTAGTTTTGCGTGAAGATTTGCTTGCTATTACAGGTGATTTTCGCAAAGCAATCATATTAAACCAATTTATTTATTGGTCTGAAAGAGTTTCCGATGCAGATAAATTTATTGAAAAAGAAAATGAAATCGCACGAAAAAATGGAGAAGAAGAAAAGGAATTATTTTATGGCTGGATATACAAAACAGCAGAAGAATTATCCAATGAAATCATGCTTGGCTTGTCTGTAAGCCAAGTAAGACGGTATATCAATGAACTGGTTAATATGGGCTTTATTTCAAAAAGAAATAACCCAAAATACAAATGGGACAGAACTTTACAATATCGTGTTAGCCTTGTAAATATAGCAAAAGCACTTAAAGAAAAAGGTTATCCTTTAAGCGATTACAAAATTAATTTGCCAGATGATTTTTCCAATGCGCGTGAGTGCGCAATGAATGAAGCGCCCATGAACGATCAATACGATTCAAACCGTCAAACAATACCAGAAACTACAAACAGAGATTATATTTCAGATATTAATGATAAACCAGATACTACATCTCCTACAGAGTTAAAAGAAAAAGAGAAAAATGCATACCACTCTAACGAGTGGTTCAATTCTCAACATATCAAAAATATGTTGACCGAGGAGAACATCCAGTATACTCCAATAGACCGTAAATCTTTTAATTGGTCTGCATTCAAGAACCAGGTTGCAGTGCGTATTGAAGAATTGGGATATACGACAAGCCCATATACAACTAACCGCTTCCTGGTAGTATCAAAGTATTTCTTCAAGAGATACGAAGAGCGAACCAGGAAACCACACACAAAAATCAACCAAGACGCTTTGGATAATATCCTGGACAAGTTTGGATTCGGGCCAAATCCAGATTATTTCCAGAATGTTGAGATTGAAACATACATGAAAGTGATTGATGAATATTTCGGCACTTCATTCAGTGAGTACACGGATCACCATTATTCGCATTTCATGTCTGGTTATGTGCGGAAAATATTGTTGATGAAAATTGAGAAAAGGGAGGACACACTATGATATTTTGGCTATCAGTAATCATTTTTGCAGTCGGCGTTGTTATTCTGATTGCAAATAGAATAGGCGAATCTTTAAGCTACGAATATGAGTATTCAAGTGTGAGTGGATTTATATTGTCTTTTGGCGTGGTAATTTCCTTTATCAGTGCAGTATGGTTCCTGGTAGCTGGATTGATTTTACTTCTCACTCAAACCAATGTTACCGCCACCAGACAGGCAAACACTGAAAAATACAAAGCACTGACTTACAAACTGGAAAATGAAGCTTGCCGAGATCAATTCGGACTTCTAAACAAAGAAATTATTGACGAGGTACAGAGATGGAATGTAAAAGTAACTTACTACAAAGCAATGGAGGATAACTTCTGGATTGGAATTTATTATCCAGATGTGTACGGTGATCTTGGAACGATTGATTATGAGACATATGAGGGTAATTAATTGACATGATAAAATAAACAAATCCGTTTCAAAACCTCTCAGCCGATAAATATAGGCGCAAGCCAAGAAAATTGAATTTTGAGCCAAGAAATTAATTAATTATGGAGAATTAAAACATATGAGCCAAATAGGAACAGAACTTCCAACAGAATATTCAGATCGTTTCGATAAATTACGACAGAATAGGGCTGAGGTAAGCTTTTACAAATATGGCACGGCAAAGGATAATTTCGGGGAGAAGTTGGTAAACGCCCTGGAATCTCATGATATGTGCATCAAAAAGTATCGTGAGACAGGAAACACAGAATATCTTTGTGACGCAGCCAATTATTTGATGTTTGAATTTATGTATCCTCAGATTCCGGGAGCATACTTCAAGGCAACAGACAGCGGAGAAAGTGCCGGAGTTGCCGGAACACCGATTAATCAGCTGAAAGAGAAGTGGTATTGATGGACTTTAAACAGACTTACTTTTCCATCTGGCAAGAAATATGGAATCTCCACAAGAAGTATGCCTTTATCTCAAAAGACGATATTCCACAGTGGGAAAATCTCACCATGGAAGCAAACCGGATTCACGATAAATACTCTGATTCGGTCGGCGCAAAATTTGCCGAAGCTCTTTTGTTTGCCGTAACTGCGGAAATTGATAGAAAAGCGAAATAGTGCTTCCAGAATACGTTCCAAGGTGGTACAATATGGGTATCAATTATTGGGAGGTAGTACGTATGAAGAAAATAAAAAGAGTTATTGTTGCGACAACGGTGATGGCGAGTTTGGTGACTGCGACACCTGTCATGGCGTTTAAATGGGAAATCGGACAGAAGGAAGAAACTACAGAAACAGCACAAATAGAACCAGCTACAGAAGAAGAAACAGAAGCGGTATTTTCTGTATGCAAGGATTTGTGGGAAGATTTGGAATTGAAAACTTATAAAATGAGCCATTCAGAGATATTTGGAGATTCTGATGATTCTGCGGATACAGAAAGCCACTATGAAGATGTAATCAAAGAAATCTATTCAGAGAAAATTAATGATTATCCAGACTTTTCAATGGGAGACGAGATAAAAATAAATGGATATGTGTTACAGACCATAGAGCTTCCTACGGAACAAGAATGGCAAGCAAATAGTGTTAATAAGGCTGGTGCATATCGTGTTGAAATTTCAATTGATAATTCTATAACATATACAGGATATGATGAATTTGCAATGTTCGTAAGAAGCAAAAATTCAAATGTATTAAAACTACAGGCGGGAGATTACGTTACTGTTGAGGGAATATTTTTAAAACCAGATTCAATTTCTGCACAAGATTATATATATGATTGCGCTATTTCAAAATGCGAAGATATACCACAAGTACCGCTTGGAAAGAAAAATGCGTTGAAAGAAGCTATAGACTATTTAGATATAAATTCTTTTTCTTATAATGGAATAATTCAACAACTGAAATTTTCACAATATACAGATGAAGAAGCTAAATATGCAGCAGACTTTTGCGGAGCAAGTTGGAATAGACAAGCTGAAAAATCTGCAAAAAGTTATTTGGATATTACAAGTTTTTCAAGAGATGGGCTAATTCAGCAATTGGAATTTGATGGCTTTACTGCTGAACAAGCAGAGTATGGAGTCACTCAAGTAGGGTATTAAAACGATTAGGCTAGGGATTTCTCCCTAGCCTTTTATATTAATTCATCCAGCTATATGTATACGAATCATTTACATATACTTCAAATTTATCTGGTATGATATCCTCGAAATTCCTATCAAATGGAAAATCAAATTCGAGATAAGCTGTCGATCCTGGATTTTTTACATCAGCATTACGATCATCATACCCCACTATCCTACCATTTTTATAAAATACAATTGCAATAGTGGTAAACGCATTTTTCCGTCCATTGTTATCTACTTTTACCACTACATTTCTATTTCCAAAATTGGCTGAATAATGAATTCCCGAGTTATTTGTTATAACACTTGAAGATGCTTTCTTAATATTCAAATTGATTTTAAAAGAATCCCACGTTTTATCAGAATTCCAGCCTTGAAGTGCACATTTTGAATGTGCTGCAAACGCAAAATTATAATCCTTATCAACTCCGACCATTGTTCCATTCAGATAATAGATAAATTCAACGGTCAGATCAACTGCATGGTCATAATGGTTTTCCAGAATTGCCACAGCTCCATACGGCGTAGATTCTGCATGATAACTAACAACATTCTTTTTACCACTGCTGTTAGCATTTGGATTTCCACCAAAACCGCCATTGCCATTAGAAGCCTTTTTCACAGTAACTTTACAGGTATATTTCTTTTTACCAATCTTTGCGGTAATTGTAGCGGAACCTTTCTTTTTTGCTTTTACTCGTCCTTTAGAAGATACCGTTGCAACAGATTTTTTACTACTTGTCCATTTTACTTTTCTTTTTGTTCCAGTTACTTTTAATTGTAATGTCTGACCGACTTTCAAAGTGGCTTTTTTCTTGTTAATTTTACCAGCCGCCGATACTGGAACTGCCATACAGACAATCAGTAACATTATGGTAAAAATTGCCAGTAGCTTTTTGGATTTTTTCATATGCGTTTTCCTCCCTAAATCAGTATGATATACATATTTTACCACTCCAAAATGAATAGTGGAATAGGAAATTTGAAAAAAATAGCGATTCATCAAAATGACGAATCGTCAGAAAAAACTGTCGTTAATTTCAAGGCGGTTAATAGCTGTTCCATAAATTTATGGAGCTGTTTTTCGCCATGAGAAGCGAACGGACAAATTGACCTTTCGTTACTATGGCAAACTGTTTATTCATACAAGGTGCACAAATTTGAGCAGCTTATATGGGTTTTAGCCATACATGGCGAAAAGGCGTAGAAATTTCGACACCTTTTATTTTTAATAGGGGTGCTTCTAATTTGATGCACCCTATTTCTATGATTGATATTTTGAACTATCATCAATTTGATGACGGTTAGCACTTCAGTCAAATTGTCCGAGGCTCAAATCGTGATTTTCACGAAACGCCAGGATTATAGCAAACCGTAAATTTTAACGTTTGCCATTGTGGCGAACCTCAAAAATGGGGAGCAGGGGCTTGACGTTCATGTCGAACCCCAAGCCGCCGAAATTTCGGCTCCATTATTTTGTGGAAGCTAGTTTCACTAAAATTTTAGAAAAAAGGTGTTCGTCATAATGACGAGAACCTTGATTGATACGTTTTCTAAAATAATAGAAAATGCTCTTGACTTTTGTACGCCCATAAATTATAATGAATTATGCAAGGACAAAATAAGGAGGTGAACAAAATGTCCCCAAGAACAGGTAGACCACCTGTAAATGGTGAATCAAGAAAGGAAAAGCTCAATATTCGTCTTACAAAAGAAGAAAAAGGACGCATAGACAAATGTGCAGAAGAACTTGGAATTTCAAGAACGGACACCATTATGAAAGGAATCGGTCTAATAGAAGATGAAATAGGCGAAAAATAAGGAACTGGCTCCCTAGGAAAGAAACAGTCCCTTATACAACACCCCCTACAGGGGATATGCAAATTATAACACTGTATATCCCCTGTTTGCAAATAGATTTTTTAACAACAGGAGGATTTTCTATATGAACGAAATCACAATTAACACAGCAAACCAGACACCTATTGAGATTGCACTTGGTATTGATGAAAATGGTTACACCACTGCAAGAGCGTTGTACGAATTTTTAAGTGGAGAAAAAAGCCATTTTGTCAGATGGGCAAAAAAGAATATTGAACAAAATGAATATTTCGAGGAAGGAACTGATTGGTGGGGGTTCGCCACAGTGGCGAACGGCAATAAATGTAAGGATTACCGCCTTACAACAGACTTTGCAAAACACTTGTCAATGGAAAGCCATTCTGCAAAAGGAAAAATTGCCAGACAATATTTTCTCAAAGTAGAGGACAAATTAAAAGAAACAGTTCGCCACCCAGTACCCATGACCATCCCCGAACAGATTCAGCTTCTAGCACAGGGAAACGTAGAACTGAATAAGCGGATTGACGATATTCAGACAGAGTTTGAGACTTTGAAAATGGATTTGCCGATTCTCCCGATTGAAGCGGAGAAAATCACGGAAGCCGTAAAGAGAAAAGGAACACTGGTGCTTGGCGGTAAGGAATCCAATGCTTACAATAGCCGTTCCATTCGTCAGAAGATTTACAGTAACATTCATTCCAATCTGCGCTACCAGTTCCAGGTCAAAAGCTACAAGGCAATTAAGAGAAGCCAGGTAGAACAGGCAGTCAAGATTATTGGAGAATACAAACCGCCAGTTTTCTTGAAGAATGAGATTGATACAGAAAATGCACAGCAGAGATTCTTTTAATTAGATTTTTACAGGGATACACAGGAGGAAAATAAAATGACAGAAAACATGGATAGAGAAGACACAATGTTCGAAGTAGAGGACACTATTGATAAAATCAAGTTTCTTGTGGACGATTTCATGGAACAGTATGGATTTAACAGCACAGAAGAGATGGACGAAGAGAAAAGCCTTTCCTTTGCATATAACAAGCAATTTATGACAATGAAACTGTTAATTTTGAGCGATTATGCCAATAAAGCAAGACAGAAATTTAAGGCTCTTGAATCTATGGAGCAGAAAGCGTGATCGTATGGCAAATAGAATCCAGTTCAATGACTTTCAGAAAAAGAGTGTGTACGCCAAATGCAACGGAAAATGTGCGATATGCGGTAAGCCTGTCAAATTCAAGAAAATGACAATCGACCACATTATGCCGTTGTCTCGTGGCGGCACCAATGATATTAAGAATCTGCAACTGGCGTGTAAGCGCTGCAACAGCATGAAGAGCAACATGACGATGGATGATATGATGGGGCAGATTTCCGAGATTTTGAAGTATAACCGCAAACAGAAGTTGATTAGAGTGTTAGGAGGAATTGTGGAATGAATTATAAAGAGGAACTTATTGAGATGGTTGAAAAAATGCACAATATAACTTTTATTGCAATGATTCATGCATTTGCACACACTCTTTTTGAGAAAGAAAAGAATTTTAAATGATACCGAAGTATACTGAATGATACGTTCACCGTATGTTATACTATAAAATCATAATAAGCAATTTTTAAAGCGTTTACCTTTCGGGGTAGGCGCTTTTTTGTTGCCAAAAAATAAATCATAAAGGAGATATGAATTTATGCGATTATCCAATATAAAGAAAGTATATGTTTGCGAATATAAAGGGATGTATAAAATTGGAATAGCGCATAAACCTCAAAATAGGTTGAAACAATTAAAATGCGGATGCCCAACAGCAAGAATCCTTTACGAAAGTAATTATATCAAGAACTGTTTTTTCGTAGAAAATATTTTGCATAAAACATTTGAAAAATACAAAATTGACAGAGAGTGGTTTTCTTTTTTAGATATCCTACTGATAGATAAGACAGTAAATGAATTAGGCGAAATTGTAGAAATCGAAAAAGTAAAAGAAATAATAAAGTTGGAAAACGATAGATTTTCTCAAAAGATGGACAAGCAAATCAAAAAAATGTTTTCTTTCAAACAAAACAAAACAAAAGAGGTTTGTCTAGAGATCAATTTTGAAAAAGGATGGAAACTAAAAGAAAAAGATAAGAATTTTTTAGCTGATTATTTTACTTCATACGCTGACTACATAAACAAATATTGCTGTGGAGATGGAGCGGAAGAAATTGACTTGATTATAAAATCATTAAAAGAAAAAGGAGTTGAAGCTTCTAAAGACCTTATACAGGAGAATGCAAAAATTGCGTTTGAATCTGTGAATGGAGAAATATACGAGTATTACAATAGTGAAAATTCAAAAGACACCTTATATATTATAGAAAATTCAATTTTATCTTGATTGCATGAGGGTTAGCATATGGCAGAAGCATTTTTAAAAGTGGATGGGGTAGCAATGCCCTGTCCTTCTTCTTTTACATGGGGATTACAGGATATATCGGCATCAGAATCCGGCAGAACAGACGATACGACCATGCATAAAAACAGAGTTGGACAGAAACGAAAGCTGTCTGTAGGTTGGAATGGACCAGATTGGGACACTGCTTGCAAGATTATACAGGCGGTAAACCCAGAGTACATACAGATCACATATCCAGACCTGTTATCCGCAAATAAGCACGAAACCAGAACATTCTATGTTGGTGACAGGGAATCCCCTTTTAAGTGTTGGTGGATAGGCAATGAGCGCATGGAAGGACTTAAATTTGATTTTATCGAGAGGTAAGATATGCGAAATTTATCAACGGAATTTAAAGAACAACAGAATAGTGGGAACCGTAACTATCTGAAATATGCAGATTTTACCTTTACGGACGGAAGCACATTATCCATTACCGACAAAGATTTATGGTCTAATGGTTTTAAGTTTGAGGATGCAGTATCGCAAAGCGGTTCTTTTGATATCGGCGCAGCTATCGTAAATAAGTTGACACTGCAGATCAACAACTTTTCTGGAAAGTACACAGATTACATCTGGGATGGAGCAAGGGTTGTTTGCTATATTGGACTTGAATTATCTACTGGTATTGAAAAAATCCGTATCTGCACCATGACAGTAACAGATGCCCCATACCAGAACACAGCTATTATCAGCCTAACTTGTGAAGATTCCATGCGATTATTTGATCGCGATTATTCAGAAAGTAAACTGACTTATCCGGCAACAAGATTACAAATCATCCAGAATGCTTGCGAGGTGTGCGGAGTAACACTTCAATCTACAAGGTTTGATAATGATGATTTTGTGATTCAGAATCGACCAGATGATAGCAGCATTACTTTCCGACAGGTAATTGCATGGGTAGCACAAATGGTCTGTCAGTGGGCGAAAACAGATGCATACGGCAGATTATGCCTTGACTGGTACAAAAATGAAGTACCGGATAATTTTTATGATTTGGTGGAAACTCCATGGAAAGATATTGAAGGGAAAGACATCTTAGATACTACCGGCGCACAGATTATCACTGTTATGCAAAAGGGTATTACAGCCATAGATACAAATGGATTCACACCATGGCTGTACGATGTTGAAATAACAGGTGTAAAAGTTACAGAATACGTTGAAAATTCTTCTAAAAATGAAGCAAAAACATATCAGTCGGGGAAATCTGGCTATGTTATCGAAATCAGTGATAATAAGCTAATCCAAGAGGGCTCCGGGGAGAAAATCTGCCAGATTATCGCAGACAGGTGCGTGGGGCTAAAATTCAGACCATTTACCACAGGAGCATTGACTAATATAGCATGGGAAGCTGGTGACACCATTGCAATTTCTGATAGAAATGGAAAACAGTACAAGAGCTTCCTAACTTCTGTTACTTTGAATCCAGGCGCATTTGAGCAACTTGAGTGCAGTGCTAAAAGCGTATCTAGGAATAAGCAAAAGCAGTATACACTAAGCCAACAGGTGCAAGCCGAAAGCAAAAAAAACTTAAAAGATGAACGCACCGCAAGAGAAAAGGCAATTGAAGAATTGTCTCAAAGATTGTCTGAATCTTCCGGTACATATACTACTGTGGAAACACAGCCGGACGGAAGCAACATCTATTATCTTCATAATAAGCCGCAGTTATCCGATTCTGACATTATATGGAAAATGACTGCGGAAGCGTGGGCTGTGTCTACAGATGGTGGACAACATTGGAATGGCGGCATGACGGTTGATGGTGATGTAATTGCCAGAATCCTTACTGCCACAGGCGTTAATGCTGACTGGATTAATACAGGAACTATTAAAGCAATTGACAAAGATGGAAATACAACTTTCCTGGTTGATGTAACAACAGGAAGGGTTATTATCAATGCAGATTCTATACAAATCAAAGGAAAAGATGTCAATGCAATTGCAAAGGAAAAAGCAGAAGCAGAAGTAAATAATTTTATAAGCAATACATACACAACTGATATCAATAATTTACAGTCTCAAATCGACGGACAGATTGAGACTTTTTTTTATGACTATGAACCAACCTTACAGAATATCCCGGCTTCTGGATGGACTACAAACGAAGAACGAAAGAAGCATGAGGGTGACTTATTTTACTGGAAATCCAAGGGATATGCATACCGTTTTATGCAAGACGGGGCAACTTGGAAATGGCAACTGGTACAAGATACTGATATCACGTTAGCACTTGCCGCCGCAGAAAAAGCACAAGACACAGCAGACCATAAGCGGCGTGTATTCGTTGTTCAGCCAGAGCCGCCTTATGACATTGGAGACTTATGGACACAAGGCTCTAATGGTGATTTGATGCGATGTAAAGTTGCCAGAGCAAGCGGTTCTTATGATTCTTCCGATTGGGAAAAAGCTTCAAAATATACAGATGATAGTTCTTTAGATTTATTTATCAATGGTGTTTTTAAAGATTCTCTTAATTCTTTAAAAACACAGATCGATGGAAAGATTGAGACCTGGTATCAGCCAAACGATCCATCCGTAAAATGGACAAAAACAGAGGAATATCCGTGGTGTGATATTGACGGAAGCAAGATTCTGGATGAATCCGGGAATGAAATTGTCTTGGTATGGGAATCAGAAAAAGCAGAGCACGAGGGTGACCTTTGGCACAATACATCTGATAACACACAATGGATATACAAATCTGGCATCTGGCAACCACAATCTATTCCAGATGAATTATTAGACAAGATAGATGGGAAGTCATCTGTCTATATGGTTCAGCCGAAACCACCATATTACGAAGGTGACTTGTGGGTAACAACCAACAGTGAAGGAAAGGCTTCTCTCAAAACTTCCACTGTAAATCGTGTTGATGGAGATTTTGACGCATCTGATTGGATAGATTTCAAGTATGCAGACAAAGACGATATCAAAAATGCAATTGACAATTACGATACCAGTCTTGGACAGGATGAAGTGTTTAATAAGCTTACAAAAGGCGGAACGGAACAGGGAATCTACATTCAAGACGGAAAAGTATATATCAATGCAAAATACATTTTAGCTGGATTGCTTGCCGGTGAGAGAATTAACGGTAGAGGGCTAAAAGTCATTGATGATAACAAGGACGTAACCTTAGAAATCGACAGCAAAGGAAATGTCATTCTAGCTCCAAAAACTTTTTCCTTACAAGGGAAAACAGTAAAGGAAATTGCAGATTCTTCTGCCAGTACCGCAGTTTCTGGACAGACACAAGCTGATATTTTTAACAAACTTACCAATGGTGGCAAGGCACAAGGGATTTACTTGGATGAAAACGGAAATGTCTATGTAAATGGAGAATACGTGCAAGCCAAAGGAATTAGGGTTGTTGATAGCAATGGAAAAACCACTTTTGCCATTGACAAAACTACTGGTGCAGTAACAATAGCAGCTTCACAGTTTACATTAGGAGATAAAAGCGTTACTGATATAGCACAGGAAGAAGTCGTAAAACAAGTCCAAGATATTACATCGGACAATATTATTAAAGGCTATTATCTAACAGAACAAAATGTTAAAGATTATTGGTCTACACAGAGTGCATATACATATGAGTATGGAGTTCAGGATGTAGATGGCGGTAAAAATGCAATCAAAATAAACGGAACTGGAGCACAATTTGGAACGAAAAATTATAAGCCAATAAAAGTTACTGGAAATTATACTTTTTCGTTTTGGATAAAAACTAGTGTTGCAACACAAGTATATGTGTATCTTGGAAGTAAAACAATATTAAATGCTAAAACTACAACTGAATGGAAAAGACTGCAAGTAACAACAACTTTATCTAGCTTACCAAATGATAGTTTAAACAGTTTGAGAATCTTGACATCATCAGTTGGGTCTAGCGTAAAATTTGATACCTATATTTACATGCCAAAGCTTGAATATGCTTACACAAATGAACAAGTGTTCAATATGCTTACAAACAACGGTGCAATAAAGGGCATGTACATGGAAAATGGAGAATTGTATTTTTCATTCACCTATGCACATGGAGGTACATTGAAACTTGGCGGTTCAAATAACGGAAATGGGTTACTTTCCATTCTGAATGCAAGCGGCACACAGGTTGGATATATTGACAATACAGGCGTTCATTTTAACCAAGGTGAATTTTCTGGAAGCGTAAAGTCACTAACTGGGGAAATTGGAAACTGGCAGATTGATAAAACAAATGGAAAATTAACCTCTGCAAACGGTGCCATTGTACTTGATGCGAAAAACAACATGGTAACCATAAATGGCGTTGATCTAAAAGCAAATGGAAACGGATTTGTTATTGATGGCGGTGTAAAAATTAAAAACAGTCCTAAATCTAGTGAATTTGGAGATGAAAGTAATTTCTTTTGTATAGAAAACCTTGGATCAATTACAGATGGAACACACTTAGGAGTTAACAATCAAGGCATGGTTATTAAGGTTCCATCATCTTCCTTGCGGTATAAGTCAATTCGAACAACTGTCAAGGAAGAAGAACTGGAAGAACTTTATAGGACAAAGGTCGTTTGGGCGAAGTATAAAGAAGGATATCTCGATAAAAACGATAGCCGATATGATAAATTAATGCCAATGTTTCTTGCAGAGGACATGGAAAGGCGTTTTCCAATTGCAGTAAACCATTTACCAGATGGAAAGCCCGAGGATTGGAATTACAGAATTATGATTCCATCCATGTTCGCTATGATAAAATTCAATCATGAGAAAATCAAGGAACTCAAATCCGAAAATGAAGAATTAAAATCGGAATTAAAAAGCATTAAAGAAGAGCTTGAGGAAATCAAAAAATTGTTAAACAAATCAATATAAAGAGGGTGAGAAATCATCCTCTTTTTTATGAATCAAATATTAAAACAAACCTATAATTAAAGGAGGACAACCACATGCCGAAATGGACTGAATACACAACAAAAGATACGTTAGCGGATAATGATGAAGTAATGCTGTATGATGCAACAGGAAAAGCGAACAAACGCGGACTGATGAGCAAATTTTGGGATTATGTCGTTGATAAAATGGCAACGGCTGTGATCTCGAAATTGGAGACAAATAATAAGACAATCATCGGGGCGATAAATGCACTAAATAGTGAGTCGTTAATAGGAAATGTAACTACAATTGATGGTATTACCTTTGATTATAACTCATTTACGAAAACTGGCTTATATTATATTGATGGGCCTAAAAATCAATCGGAGGGTGATAACAGACCAGGAGAAAATATCACAAATTGTTTTATGCTGGTTCTCGCAAAAACAGATTACAGATGTTTTCAAATTGTATTTCCTGGCAACACGCCAAGTATATTTTACAGAAATACAAAGACTGATTCATCTAAATGGAATTCTTGGAAAGCATTATAAATAGCAATAAGTTAATGTATTTTAGCTCCTGTCAATAATATAGCTTCCAAATACAAAAAAATCCGTATTTTCGGCATTATGATATAGTTTTATTTCTCCATTTCTATATATCCATAATGTTCCAACAGGAATATATGGAGCATAATTTGAAATGACGTTCAAGACTGCATAATCATAGTTAGGATTAAGAAAGTCAGGAATTTCACCAATAGTAGGATTGTCAATATTATTTTGATTGATGACCTTAAGAGTACCAAATACACTTACAGCATCTGCACTTTTTCGAAAGTATAAATATCCACAATCTGTGCTTAAGGCGTGAATTTTACCAACCATATCACTATTTTGTTTGCTGGAGATTATAGGAAAAAGTAGCTTCCTTACCCTGATACCGATTATACTTGTGGTAAGGAGGTGATACTTTTATGACAGAAAATTTTATAAAAAATGTGGTAGCAGCTATGCAGGATGTGGTAACAACAGCCATGATTCTGTGAAATTTAATCATAAGAGATATATTGTATAAAGAGTTTATGCTAAAGAGCACTCCAAATGGGGTGCTTTTTATTATGCACTTTTTTAACCTCAACAATGAAAGGAGACCATACATGAATATCAATACCTCATTAATCAGCAACAACAACAGCTACGCCGGACAAACACCTCTGTATATTGTTATTCACAATACAGATAATACAGCCAAAACAGCAGATGCCAAAGCACACGCTACCGCACAGCATAATGGCAATTTTCATGGCTATTCAGCCCATGTATTCGTTGACGATAAGTCAGCATATCAAGCCTTGCCGTACAATCGTGGAGCATGGCATGTTGGAGTAAATTATGGCGGCAAACTGTTCGGGATAGTGAACAACCGTAATTCGATTGGAATTGAAATGTGCATGAATGCTGGATATAACTACGAAAAAGCATTCCAAAATACCGTGGCTGTTTGTAAGCAGCTTATGAAGAAATACGGAATCCCAGCAAGCCGAGTAGTGCAGCACTACGATGTATGCGCTAAGAATTGCCCTTCCGTTATCCGTGGAAAGGGTGACTGGGATAAATTCAAGAAGCTCATTTCCAGTGAAACCGTGACAGTTCCAACCACAAAGCCGACAGTAAAGGTTGACAAGTATTACCGTGTCCGCAAGACCTGGAAGGATTCCAAGAGCCAGATCGGGGCGTACAAGTCACTCAAAAATGCAAAGAAGGCTTGCAAAGCCGGTTACTCTGTTTTTGACTGGAATGGAAAAGCTGTGTATTCCGTGACTGCAAAGAAAAGTGTAGCCAAGGTAGCAAAAGAGGTAATTAACGGCGAGTGGGGAAACGGACAGGATAGACGAGACCGTCTGGAATCAGCTGGCTACAATTACACAGAAGTGCAGAATGCAGTAAACAAACTTCTTAAATAACAAAAACACTCCCGGGGTTTTCCCGGGAGCTACTTAAATGCAATATAGCCTTCATAAAGTTTTCTGATCGCCGAAAGGTCTTTTCTCCTAATCGGAACCACATCTCCAGATACCATTCTGAAATCAGCACGAAGTTCCCAGACTTCATCCATGTTGACAATGTAACTTTGGTGGCAGCGTAAAAACCGTCTGTCCAGTTGCTTTTCAACGTCCGAAAGTTTCCCTCTCTGCATATGAGTGATACCACAGGTACAATGGATAGTGATGTATTTATTGCGACTTTCAATATATTCAATATGGCAGAAACCAACCCTGTGGAAATAATCCTTGTTCTTTACAGTCAGCGTTTTATCATGGATATTTTCCAGTTCCCTGTTGACTACACCATACATTCTTCCATCTTCCGAGCCTTTTATGATATAGTGAACAGGAAGGATATCCAGAGCATCAAACACATATTCCTTGTGGGCTGTCCAAAAGGTGATATTACCTACATATCCATTCTTTCTAAGATGCCGGGCAACATCAATTCCATTTTCATCTTTCAACATAATATCCAGCACAATTATGTCGTACCATACGCCGTCATTTACATCATCAATAAGAGGTTTCCCGGTGGTATATGCCGTAATCGTGCATCCACTGTCCCCATTTCTACGAAGAAAACCGTCCATTCTGGTTTTAAAAATCTCAATTTGTAATTCGTTGTCATCACATATTGCAATCCTCAAAAAAATCATCCCTTTTTGTGCGAAATTCGTCGCTGTATGTGCTAATTTCGCCATTTCCTGTGTAATTGTATATTTTTTGATACAATGTTATTGTAATACATTAAGATGATAGTGTAAAGGGGATGGATTCATGGAGAAACATAAAAAAATCATAATTGTGTTTATACTGATATTCGTGCATGTGCTCTTGATTCAATATGTTTACTTCTGCCCGGAGCGTAGTATTATCTTTGGGAGGGGTAAAACTATCGCAATTGCAAAAACAGAGGTAAAACAGGTTGTACATGAGCGCTATAAATCCCTCACTGACAAGCATCCAGCCCCTTTATTTCTATCTATTATTATTACGATTTGGAAAAGCGAAAATCATAATATTTACACAAAAAAACTTATAATTCATAGAAAAATCAGAAGAAACCAGCTTGCCAGGAAAGATTTAAGCGGAAACAATTCCGTTCCATTATATGGTTATGAAAACATGATATAATTTAATAAATAAGAACAAATGTTTGGAATATTGGGAGGGATTTACGTGGATTACAAGAAAAATGATGATATTAATTACAAAGAGGAAATTAAAAAACTTTTAGAAGAGGTGAAAGACCCTTACACGCTTAAACGTGTTTATAAGCTTCTTGAATATCTTTATATAAAAGAAATGACCGGGGATTAACCCCGGCCTTTCTTTAATTCTTTTCCAATTCATTTAGAATGTTTTCAATTTGTTTCCAGTGATCTTCACTGAGCTTCGCAAATTTTACCAAAACACTTTTAGCAAATTCGTTATCGCCCTTCATTACTGAATCTACAATAGCCTGCGCATCACTATTGTCAGATTCCTGTTCACCTTTTTCTTCTGTTAGCCACAGATAGTTTGTGTGATACTCCTTACAGATTAAAGTAATAGTCTGATTGGAAGGAGTATTTTCACCACTTTCAATCTTGCTTACAGCAGATCTGGAAATCTTAATTTTTTCGGCAAATTTAGTTTGGCTATCACCGTATTTTTCACGAACAAACCGAATTCTTTCCGCTAATGTCATTTTCTCACCTCCTAAAAATAATATATCATATTTTGTACATTTAGTCAACAAAAAGTTATTGACAATGTGCATTAAGTGTGGTATATTGTGTACATCAGATGAACAAATAGGAGGTGATTGAATGTCAGAGGAAAAGAAAGAACTTATCAGAAACGTAACTGAACGAATTGATAAGTTACCAGATGATAAGAAAAACTATCTTCTTGGATATATGAATGGTGTCATTGACACTACAGAAAACAGCATTGACAAGAAGGAAAGCTCATAAGGAGGTTGGAAGATGACAATTATCAAATTTAAAAATGGGGAAACAATCGAAATTCCGTGTGTGTTCCCGGATGATATTGTGAAACCAGACATTAGAGATCAACTGATACGTTTGGAATGGGATGACAATGGAAAACAATATTACTTGAAGTTTAACCCAGTAGATGTGCTCTATGTAAAAGAGATTACATAAAGCACACCAGATAATTATTTAGCTGATGGGTATTTTGTTGCAGTTGCTTTTCCAACTTTGACAGGTTCTTTGCTTAACAAGGCAAGAAATTCATCATTGTATGTGTGGTATAAATCAAGAATTTCTTTTGAACCAGAACCTTCCTTAACTGCTTTGGCAACAGCTAAGTCGTGAGCAATTTGAAAGTTATCCATTGTCAACACCTCCTTCCTAAAGGAGATTATATCACAGAAAGGAGACTAATGAACGAATTAATACCAATTAATTATGAAGGCGAACAGCCTACGGTATCAGCAAGAGAATTACATAAGGGGCTGGAAATCAAAAGCAAATATGCAGATTGGTTTAAAAACATGTCAGCGTATGGATTTACTGAAAATATTGACTATTTTACGGTTTCTAAAAATTTAGAAAACGGTGGAAGAACGATAGAACATGAGATTTCCGTAGACATGGCAAAACAGATCTGCATGATTCAGCGTTCAGAGAAAGGCAGACAGTACAGACAGTATTTCTTAGACCTCGAAAAAGCCTGGAACACACCAGAGCAAGTTTTTGCCAGAGCTTTAAAAATGGCAGACCAGACCATTGCGAAGCTGAAAGACACAAATAAGTCTCTTGCGGAGAAAATCGAAGCCGACAGACCAAAGACAATTTTTGCCGATGCAGTGTCAACCAGTCACACTTCAATCCTTATTGGAGACCTCGCAAAGTTAATTTGTCAGAACGGTGTCCAGACAGGACAGAAGAGATTGTTCCAGTGGATGCGAGAAAACGGATATCTGATGAAGTCTGGTGCGAGTTACAACATGCCAATGCAGAGATACATTGAACAGGGGCTATTTGAAGTTAAGGAATCCAGTGTTCAGAATCCAGACGGAAGCGTCCGAGTAACGAGAACCACAAAAGTTACTGGAAAAGGACAACTGTATTTTATTAACAAGTTTTTGGGAAATGAAATGGCAAGTTAGGAGAGGAAGAACATAATGAATGTTGAAAAATATTTATCTGAAAATCTGTCAAGCCATGAGGGACAAAAATATTTAGAGTTCAGAAGAAGAAACGGACAGGAAGCAGACGAACTCTACAAAAAAGTAAAAGATGAAATTGCCGAATGCCATCTGTCCGTTACGGAAGCAAAAGGGTTCTTAGAATTTATGAAGTTGGTTATTGAAGAGCTTTCATATATTCCGGTCAAAGAATGACTTCTGTGGTAATGCTTTTAATATCAAAACCGTCAGAATCAAATACATCTTGAATTTCATTTGCGGTATGAAGCATTGAAAGAATTTCTTTTGAATACGGATGTTCTTTGCCACAGTTTGGACACGAAATTTTAACCGCATTTATTGCTTCATTCAAGTAGTAGCTACAACGACAGTTACAGGAAACTTTTAATTTGAGAAACATTTTAACATACCTCCTTTCTGAACACATTATACCATTCAGATGGAGAGAATAAAAGAAAATAGGGAGGAAAAACAACATGATTAAATTTGAAAATGGATTAGTTAACATTTCTGGTAAAGGGATTGATATTCTTTCAGAGTATGCAGTTATCACCCACGAAATTAAAGAGATGTTCGTAAAAAATGGTGGAGAAGAGAAAGACGTAAAAGAGCAGCTTAGACATTCTTTCGAGCATGGTCTTATGAATGAGGAAGAACTTGACAAAGAAATCAAGGAAAAGTTCAAACAGGTAGATGCAATTATTCCGATTGTTTCGCTTCTGGAAGAAATGCTTAAAACATTTGGAGCAAAAGACAAGGAGGACTAAGCATGGGGGAAACTAAGAGCATAGATTACATTCCAGAGAACGCCAATGAGGAATTTGCACTTCTGGTTGGAAGATTAAAGGCATTTGAAGCTTGGGCGAATAGCGTGAAAGACTATGATTTCACAAAGGATATTGCATTTAGAATGCTTGGGCTTGATGCAGAAGAACAAACAAAAACAGATTAAGTTGTCCTGGAAGGTGCGGACACACCAACCAGGACGGTATCTAACTAAGAATGAGTTAGTTAAATACAGGATTATTATATCACAACCTCCTGTATTTGACAAACAAAAATATAACAGGAGGACTTTTTATGCAAAAAAATGGCGAAAATCAGCCACTTTCCAGCGAAATCATTGCTGATCTGGAAGAAAAGCTGATGGCAAGAAATGTAATTATCGCTATTCTGGCAGCTGCACTTGCAGTAACCACATCCAGAAGAAAGTGAGAACAAAATGAAAGAGGTGGTAAAGACAATAGGAGAAATATTTGTAGGGATAGGGATGTTTACAGTAATCTTCTCAATCACATGGATGTTTACATCATTTGATGCTATCGGGGTGTTCTTTGTATCAACAGTCTTATTCTCAATGGTGCTTCTTCCTATTATATTAGAAATGGAGGAAAAGTAAATGCAAAGATTAAATAAAGTAAGATTATCCGGAAGAGCCGGGGAAATAGTATTCAGCCACGAGCATTACGGAAGATACTATTACAAATTCATGCTGACAGTCATTCGCAAAAGTGGTGCAGTAGATATGTTCCCAATCGTTATAGAAGATTCCATTGTACGTGATAACGATTATAACGGAAAAGAAGTTGCGGTAACAGGAGCAATCAGAAGCATGGACACTTCTAAAAATCCAAATAAGCACCACAATGTTAATTATATCGCAGCTGATGAAGTAGAAATCCTGGATGAACAGGTTCCAGATGGCGATATAAACGAAGTAGAGTTTATTTCTAGAAGTTGCACGAAAGAGCCATATGCAAAACTTACACCAGCAACACACAGGAAAGTTTTAAATCTTTTCGTGGCAATTCCAAGAGATCATTCAGAAAGAGCGGATTTTATTCGCTGTACTTTATGGGGAAAAGGTGCTGATCTGGCGGTAGAGGTTAAAAGAAATGATTACATTAAAGTATCTGGCAGATTAATGAGCCGTGATGTTTATGTTAATGGGGAAGAAACGGAAAGTGTATATGAGATTTCCGCAAAAGAAATGGAGAAATTGGAGGATGAAGAATAATAAGAATGAAGTTCAGATATTTGGCGTAATAATGGACATTCAGCCAGGAACGTTTTTCAAGGACGGAGAAAAATTCGTAAGATTCTATATTGGTGCAAAGCGTACCAGCGGGAACGTAGATTTACTTCCGGTAATTGTTGAAGAAAAGCAGACGGAAGGCTTAAAGATTGGAAAACACGTCTATGTTGAAGGAAGATACAGTTCTTCAAACAAACATGAAAGTGGAAAGTCACATTTGATTCTTGAAATCAAAGCGGAAACAATCTGGTGTGGAGATGGTGATGGGAGTGCAGAAGGTAAAAACAAAATCATTATGGAAGGTTATCTTTGCAAGCCTCCTATTTACCGCAAAACACCAATAGGAAAAGAAATCTGTGATTTGATGATTGCTTGCAACGAATATGACTTACGAAGAACAGATTATATCCCATGTATAGCATGGTGGAAAGAAGCCAGAGAAGCTGCTGATTTCAAGGTTGGAGATTTCGTAAAAATAATCGGAAGAATCCAGAGCCGGATTTATCATAAAAAATTATCTGGTGATGAAGTAGAGCTTAGAACTGCATATGAGGTATCAATAGGGAGGATAATCGAGTATGAAAGTGGAAGTAAAAAAGATTTCGTTGGAGAATTACAAGAAGTTTCCGAGTAAGTCTGTAGATTTGTTTCCAAGAACAGAGATTTCCGGCAGAAACAGAGAAGGAAAATCCACATTGCAGGACGCATATTTGGACGTTCTGACAGGAAAGATGGCAAATGGTACAGAACCTACTTCTATTAGAAGAAAAGAAAATGGTGTGGAAGTGCCAAAAGTTGATGTTATAAGAGAGCTTACGCTTGCAATTGATGGGAAAGAAAAAGTGATTCGCAAAATCACAAAGCAGAAGTGGAGAAAACCGAGGGGACAATCCGAAGAGGTATTCGATGGAAATGAAACTTCTTATGAAATTGACGGATTCCCGGCTAAATCAAAGGATTATACCGAGTTCATCCAGTCAATAGCAGAACCTTCAACGCTTCTGATGTGCAGCAATCCAAAACCATTTCTGGACACATTGCAGAAGTCAACAGCAGAATCCAGAAAGGTACTGGAAAAGATGTCCGGTTTTGATATTGCGCAGTTTATGGAAGAAAATCCACAGTATGCACATGTAGAAGAAATTACAAAAGGACACTCCGTAGAAGATACATTAAAAAAACTGCGAAAAGAACTGAATGCGCAGAAAAAAAAGGTTGATGCAAAAAATACAGAGATTGCTTACGAAACCAATCGGACTGTTGAAGTAGAAGATACTTCTTCCCTAGAATCCAAAAAGCAGGAGCTTAATGCGGAGCTTTCCAGACTGGAAGAACAGGAACAGATTCTTGAAGATTCAGCAAAAGGCTATGACAGTCTTTCATATGAAATCCGAGGACTGAAATCTTCCAAGGATGGACTTGTTAGCAAGGCGAATGAATGGTTAAGAGCCAGACAAAAATTCATTTCTGATACAGTTTCCGAACTTAGGTTAAAAAAATCAGAAAAGGAATCAAGCGTTCGTATTATTGGAATGGAACTGGACAACCACATAAGGGAAGCACAACAGGCAAAAGCTGACTTGGATAGAGCCAGACAGGACTATCCGAGAATCAAAGAAATGGAGTGGGATGATTCTGGACTGAAAACTATTGAAGCTGAAACATTCAATGATTCTGATACTATTTGCCCGACTTGTGGACAGGAATTGCCAGAAGAACAGGTTGCCGAATTGAGAGTTTCCTTTGAAGAAAAGAAGAAGTTCAGAATTGAAAATGAATTAACCAAAAAGCAAAACTGGGAATCAGCAAAACAGAACCAGTTAAAAGGAACTTGCGACCTTGGAAATTCTGCTTCTGCAAAATTAAAGAAAACTAACGAGGAAATCAGCAAATTACAGTCAGAAATCGGCGTAGCACAGGATGAAGTTGCTGAACTCACTAAGCAGATTGAGGAAGAACAGTCCAAGTTTGTGGAGCTTCCGGAATCTGTAGATATGACAAATGATGAAGAATATCTTGCGGTTACAGCGAGAATTGCAGAACTTGAAGAGAAACTGAAATCATTTGAAGATGTTCCTGGAAAGAAACAGGAATTGAGAATGCAGATCAGCAATATTATGAAACAGATTTCCAATGTGGATGCAGATATCAAAATTGCACAGGCAGCAGTTGTAGAGAAAGAAAAGCGAATAGCCGAATTGAATGAGGAACTGAGAAAACTTGGACAGGTACAAGCCGATATTGAAAAGAACATTGACACCGTTCTTAACTTCTCAATTCAGAAAAATAAGGCACTGGCAGAGAAAATCAATCCACATTTTAAACATTTCCAGTTCAGTTTCCTTGATTACACAATTGATGGGAACCCAGTGGAGACTTGCAAGATGATCTGCAATGGAATTGACTACAACAGCGGATTGAATCATTCAGACAAAATTCTTTGCGAGGTTGATTTACTGAATGGATTACAGGAAATGAATGGTCTGAATCTGCCGATTTGGATTGATGATTCGGAGAGCATTGACAAAAGCAGGATACCTATGTTAGACAGGCAGATGATTGTGCTAAGAGTGACAGATGGGGATTTGAAAGTAATCTGACAAACAGGAGGGGAAAATGCTAACAGCAACATGGGGAAAACATTTTTTCAAGGCAGATGCCACAAAATGCGCATCTGAAATCATGGAAATTTGCGATCAGATGGAATCTGCTACACCACAGCAGATTCTTGAAAAAGCAAGAGACGAAAGCACAGAATTACATAAGTGCTTTACATGGGATGATTCCATAGCGGCTGAAAAATACAGAATCCACGAAGCCAGACTGATAGTTTGTCAGTTAAAAATCGTGGAACAGGATATTGATAACAAGTCAAAGCCGACAGCAATTCGAGTCTTTTACAAGACAGATGGCAAAAGCGGATACAAGCCAACACAGCTTATTTTGAAACAGCCAGATGAATACGAAGCACTTTTAGAACGCTGCCGAAATGAACTTCTGGCAGTGAAGCAGAAATACCAGAATATTTCTGAATACGAAGAGGTTTGGGAATTGATTAGTTAAACATGAATGCCGCTACTGTGCTGATATGCCTGCGAGAGTAGGAATAACAAAGAAGAACAGCACACCAAAGAACACAGCAAAACATTACAGTATAGAACATCATACCTTATTCTTGCGGGCTTATGAGTGCAGTAGCGGCGAAATTCCTATGTTGATATGCCTGTAAAATCGACAGGAAAAATAAGATATAACATCAAAGTAAAGTACAGTACATCATAATTACCCATTTTACAGGTTTATGAGCGTAGGAAACCACAGCCTTTATCAGTCTGCATAAGCAGAAAGACAGGATAACTCACAACACAACAAAATAAAACAATTCAGTATAGTGCAGTACCTCTTTCACTTGTGCAGAGTGATAAGTGTTGTGAACACTTACTATAGGACAAAAATTCTTACAACAGGAAATAATAGCACAGAATAATACACACAGCACTTAGCGGATGGGCTGTTTTGTAGGCGGTATAAATCGCTAGGAAAGTATATCGAAACATAACGCGGTAAATTAGAGCACAGTGAAATATATCTAATTATAGATAATTACACCTAACTTTTATATTGCCTATAAAGCGGCTCATCCAAACAAAATTGTCTCCTGGGTAGGTGGCATGAGATGCCATAGTAAAGGATACCATAGAATATTGCAGAATATAAAAATACAGAATATTTCATGTTACCTACCGAGTAGATAAGCCACCAAGTGTATTTAGTTGGCAGTAGAAACACTGCTAAGAAAATTATATCTTCGCACAATAGAGAACAGCATACGACAGTAAAATATAGCACATTCTACTGCTTGCTAAGTGCATTTGGAGTTTGCACAAAGATTCAAGCGGATTAGTTTCGCAGAACAGAACAGCGCATGACAGCACAAAACATTACATTACAGCATAGCGTTACTAATCTGTTTGAGTGTTTGCGCAAACAAAAACAATAAAAAATCATTTTATTTTAGGAGGAAAGCAACATGGCAAAAAACATCACAATCGAACCTTTAAAGGAAACCACATTAAGAGTTGAGTTAATTGGGGACACAGACCTCATTCTTCACAAAAGAAGCCGTTACTATGAACAGGCTGAATGTTTCAAGCAGTCCAAGGACAAAGGCTTCAAAATGCCAGCTATTTACAATCAGCCCAAGAATGTTTGGGAGGGCTTAATCACTGGTATTCACTGGGAAAAACCAATTAATTTCCACGATGAAGATATTTCCCTTTACACCGAGGAAGAGTGGAAAGATTACATGGCAAACAACAGACCTTGCATTCTTACCCAGGCATTCAAGAAATCATTCACGGAAACATTTATTACTTTCTTCAAAGATTCCACAGGAAAGAAAGGAACAGATATAAAGCGTTCTCTTTCAATCGAAGGTTCTATTTGCCCGGTAAACTTTGAATCTGTTGAGGTGGTAAATAAGATCGTTCCGACCTCTGGAATCAGTGCAAGCCCGGTTCTTTGTAGCAGCAATGTGTTCCATAATTGGAGAACCACTATTGAGGTATCTTGCCCGGACATTGTATTCCCATATGAAACAGTATTGCAGCTGATTGAAACCAGCGGAAAGTACATTGGAATCGGAACGCAGAGAGCAAATGGAAACGGAAGATATCACATCAACCCAGACAATGTGACTATCATTTAATTAGGTAACTATCGGTGACATATGAATCCGGGTGAATGCCCGGAAATCACAACAGGATATAAAATTCCAATAAAGCAAATAACAGGACAGGACACAACACTTCATCCTGTTTCATATGCCACTGAGCATAACTCTTGGGTGCATTCACGGTGGATTGAGATTTCGCCACAGCAGGATAATACATAATAGCACAATAGAGGATAGAACAATATATTTCAATTCACTATGCATGCACCTAAGAGAAAAATATAAAAAAGAAAAAGGAGAATTGATATGGCAGAAACAACACAGGTAGCAAACCAGGAACCGCAGACATTTAGCGTAGCTCTTACTGAAAAGTTAAATTCAGTAGCAGAAGCACTCCCGAAAGATTTTAACAAGGCAAGATTCGTACAGAATGCACTTGCTCTGGTAAATGATAATCCACAGTTGCAGAAATATAGCAAAGCACAGTTGATGTCTGGACTGATGAAGGGCGCTTATTTGGGCTTGGATTTTTATTCAAAAGAGTGTTACTTGGTTCCATATGGAAATCAACTTAATTACCAAACGGACTACAGAGGGGCGAAGAAGCTGGCAAAGAAATACTCTATTCGCCCAATAAAGGATATTTATGCAAAGTTGGTTCGTGAGGGTGATGATTTTGAGGAATCCATCGAAAATGGAGAACAGACATTTAGCTTCAATCCAAAAGCATTTAATGATGGAAAAATCATTGGAGCATTCGCAGTTGTTCTTTATAAAGATGGTGGCATGGCTTACGATACTATGACTTTGGCAGACCTTGAAAACACAAGAAAGTCCAGTAAGGCTTCAAATAGTCCAGCTTGGAAAAACTTCACAGGGGAAATGTACAAAAAGACTGTGTTACATAGACTGTGCAAGCACATTGAACTGGATTTTGAGAATCCAACACAGCAGAATGCTTTTTATGCTGGCGTAGAAATTGAAAATGATCCAGAAAAAGCAGTTCAGAATGAAATTGATGAGTGCGCAAATAGTGAGGAATTTATTGTGGAATCTGACGGATATTCCGAAGAACCAGCCCCGGCAGCAGAGCCAGTGGAAACAGAAATTCCGTCATTTATGAGCCAGGAGGAAATGTAGGATGGAAACTTCCACAATTGTGCTTATTATTTTGCTTTCAATAGCACTTTTGATATGGATAGTAACTTTTATTCGAAAAAATGAATACAATCGAACCAATTTAATTATTCTTTTAAATGTTATTACATATGTGGTACTCATTATAATCCGACTTACAATGTAAAAGGAGAGCCAAAATGAAGCATAAATGTATTAAGATAGCAGTATTAATCACAGGGGTTACAACAATCACAATGTTTAGTGGTTGTTCTTCCTGTAGCAGATCATTAAAATCACTATCCAGTGATATTGACGGTGGTCTGAACCGTACCGTAACTGTTTACGATTACAACGGCGGTAAAATCAAGTCGTGGTCTGGAAAGTTTGATGTTTCCGAATCGGAGAACGAAGTTTACTTTGATGATTCGGACGGAAAGAGAGTTATTATCCACGGCGGTATTGTCGTAAATGAGGAAAACTGATTTAAAGGAATATTCGGAAAGCGAGGTGATGAAAAATGTTCATGAGAGTAGTAAACACAGGGAGTACCCATGGAAACTGCTATGTTTTGAAATCCAACAGCGGAGAAATGCTTCTTCTGGACTGCGGATGCAGATACAAAGACATTCTGAAAGCTATTGATTATAGAACAAGTGATGTTTCTGGCGTATTGCTTAGTCATGAGCATGGAGATCACATCAAATCATTTCGGGAACTGATGAATGCTGGTATTCAGATTTACACCAATGATGAAACCGTGGAACATCTGCAAATAATCACTGGCGAATTGATGAAAGGAGTTCCAGAGAAAAGACCGTTCCGGGTTGGCTCGTTCACTGTAATACCATTTTATTTGCCACATACCACAAGAGATAAGGACACAGGGCAACTTATTCCTTGTTTCAATTATGGGTATATTGTAGAGCATGAAGAAATGGGAAAACTGTTGTACATGACTGACTTTGAATACTGCAAGTACAACTTCAAGGCAATGCGATTGAATCACTTGGTTATTGAGTGCAACTATTGTGGAGAATTGGTTGACAAAACAGCCGAAAATTACACGCACAGGCTTAAAGGGCATTGTTCATTAGATACTTGCAAAAGCTTAGTAAATACGAACCATACGGCAGCATTACGGACAGTAACATTGGTGCATTTGAGTAATGAAGCAGCTGACCAGGAACAGATTTTGAGGGAGATACAAGAAACGTCTGGTGCTGATGCACTCGTCCATATCGCAACACCCGGGTTAGAAGTTAATTTGGACTTATGTCCATTTTGAAAGGAGAAATAGATGGTATCAATTGACTTAAAAGATTGGAAAGAAGTAACAAAAGGAATTTATGTAAATCCAATTTCTGCAAACGCAGCTTATGAAATCCATATTAAATACTGGGATATGAAAACAGATATTCTTTCCGCAAATGCAGAACTTTATATTGTAGGAGATTGGCACGAAAAAGATGGAAGAAACATCAGAGAAAGGGAAATACTGCTTGATTCTGCATCTGTTATGGCTTGCCTTGGAAAAGCGATTGAAGATGATAAGGAAAACAATTCGACTGAATGATTGAAAGGAGAAATTTGATGAAACTGTATTTTTACATTCTGGACACGGACAGAAAAACAGATAAATGGAATATTTGTCTTGAAGAATGTGAAGTAATAGAAAAACCGAAGACATACAAACCAGTAACTAAATTCCCTGACGGAATCTACTGTTCGTATATAAAAAAAGAATCAATAGGCAATTTCATTAGCGAATACAGCAAAGTGGTTGTACTAGATGCACCTGATTATCAAAAAGCAAAAGAAGTATTTTTAAAAAAATACGATAATGAATTAAACACGCTAAGAAAAAGAATTAATTTCTATGAGGAACTTAAATCTGCGATTGAAGCAGGAGAGGAGAGCTGTAAATGAGCGTGTTCAGTGTACCAGTAACGATTGGTATTAATGAGGAAGAAATTGCAAAGGAAATCCGCAAAAATGTTGAGGACAGGGTAGTTGAAAAAATTACCAAAGAAATAAAAGGAGTTATTTATAAAAAAGAGTTATATGGTAGTAGAGAAACCAATGAACCTTTGTGCAGGATGATTCATTCTCATATTACCGAGATACTAGAAAAGAACGAAAGCGTGATCGTACAGGAAGCAGCAAAAGCCTTGGCAGATAAGATGATTAAAACCAAGGCTGTGAAAGAAGCAATAAAAGAAACTATTGAGAAAGTCAAGGAGGATTAACCAATGAAAATCTTCTTAAAAACACTTGACAAACTGAAAAAGTCAGAACCTTCTGAACAGGAATGTAAGTATGATAAAGGATGGAATGATGCAATCAATAAAGTTGAAGAACTGATTTGTTCCTACAGCTCTGCGGATATGTGGATTCCAACAGATGTGAAGTTACCGCCGGAACCAGACAAAGGAGAAAACCCGGGAGATTGGAAAGAATATGCAGTTACAATTGATGGAGATGTTCTTCCAACAAGTCTTACTTATTTAGGAGACGGCGAATGGGGAAGTGTAGAAGCGTATGGGTTTGAGTATTACCCAGTCATTGCATGGCAACCAATGCCATCAGTCTACAAACCAGGGAGGTAGCACCATTGGAAATCACAATCGGAATTTGCGCAGAGGAAATTAAAGAAATCCTTGTTGAGCATATCAAAACAAAAGGATTCAATGTAACAGAAGATGATATTTCCTTTGTTATCGGGAAAGAAGAAGTTGTAACAGGGAATGCAAAGAAAATCAAACACGCACTTATCAGATGTGACATTCAGATTGAGAGGTGATTGTATGGGATTTAATGTAGTTGTATTATCCGGGCGGCTGACAGCTGACCCGGAAATACGAATGGGAAACAACGACACCAAGATTGCCAGATACACATTGGCGGTTTATAGGGAAAAAAGAAAGAACACAGAGCGTAAAGCCGACTTTATACCATGCGTAGCGCTTGGACATAATGCAGAATTTGTTGAAAAATTTCTAAGAAAAGGCATGAAAATTAATGTTAGAGGGAAATGGCAGACTGGAAGTTATACGAACCAAAACGGCGAAAAAATATACACAAATGACTGTTTCGTTGAATCACATGATTTTGCGGAAAACAAGAGCCAGTCACCACAGACACAGGAAACAGATACACGACCAGTACCACCGCCGGAACCTAGTTTCATGGATGTGCCGGATTTAGGCGGTATGGAAGATGAATTTCCGTTTAGTTAGGAGATGAAATGAAAGACTTAATTATAGATTGCTTTGCCGGAGGCGGTGGCGCATCTGTAGGCATTGAAATGGCTCTTGGCAGACCTGTTGATATAGCAATAAACCATGATCCAGATGCAATCCTAATGCATAAGACTAATCATCCCGGAACACTGCATCTGACCGAAGATATTTTCAAAGTAGACTTGCAGAAATATGTCGGAAATCAGCACGTAGCATTGATGTGGGCTTCTCCAGACTGTACAAGCCATTCAAAAGCAAAAGGTGGTCAACCGAGAAAAAATGGGCTTCGCATTCTTCCATGGGCTGTATATAAGCACGCAAAGGCGATTCTTCCAGACGCAATAATCATGGAGAATGTAGAAGAGATACAACAATGGGGGCCATTGGACGAGAAAGGACATCCGATTAAGGAAAGAGCCGGTGAAGATTATCGAAAATTCATTTCAGAAATGGAAAATATCGGTTATGAATTTGACAGTCGAGAACTGGTAGCTGCGGATTATGGAGCACCGACTACAAGGAAACGCTGGTATGCAGTGTTTCGCAGAGACGGCAAACAGATAGTATGGCCAAAGCCTACACATAATCGTTTAGGGATGGGCGGTCTGAAGCCATACGAACAGTGTGGAGATTACATTGATTGGTCAGATTTAGGCAAAAGTATATTTGACCGTTCAAAGCCACTGGCAGAAGCAACACAGAAACGCATTGCAAATGGAATTAAGAAATATATCGTTGATAATCCAGAACCGTACATTGTAAAGAATAAAGATGCACTGGCGTTTATCATTCAGTATCATGGAGAAACCAGAGAAGGTGATTCAAGAGGACAATTACTGACTGAACCGATAAAAACTATTGATACATCAAACAGATATGGACTTGTGACAGCTTTTATCACGAAATATTACAAGACCGGAATCGGTCAAGGATGCGATGAGCCACTGCATACAATAACCACATCACCCGGGCACTTTGGTATGATATCCGCTTTTCTGGTTAAATATTACGGAACAGGATGCGGACAGGAATTGAATGAACCACTTGGAACCATTACCACGAAAGATAGATTTGGACTTGTAAATGTTTTGGTTGATATCCATGGAGAAAAATACATCATATCAGATATTTTCCTAAGAATGTTAAAGCCAGAAGAATTAAAGGTGATGCAGGGATTTCCGAAAGATTACATTATTGATCGAGACTACAAGTGGAGAAGTTACCCTATTGCAAAACAGGTAGCTAGAATTGGAAATAGTGTTGTACCGATAATGGCAGAAGTGCTTGTAAAAGCAAATTGTTCATATCTGAAAATCGGAGAGCGTAAGGCTTCACCGATGATTTATATTCAGAATAATGGACAAGTAGCATTTGGATAGAAAGGAATGAAGTAAGTTGGATTATAAAAAGCTTAGACAGGCAAAAGCCATTGAAGTAACGAACCGAAAAAGGCTTCTGAAAATCAATCCGAAGCTTGATGATGGCAGTGGAATTTATTTTTTGACTAGAACTGATGAAAACGAAATTCCATATTTTTACATAGGGCAAGCAGTGCATATAATTCAGCGAATGTGTTCACACCTCACAGGTTATCAACATATTGACTTGTCTATAAAGAAGAGAGGATTCTACAGTGAAGATAATCCGTATGGGTGGAAAATAAATTTTATCCATTATCCAGTAGAACAGCTTGATAAAATGGAGCAGTTCTGGATATTGGAATACACCAAAAAAGGATATCAATGCCGATACAATAAAACTTCTGGGAGTCAAGGAGAAGGGAAAGAAAAAATCAATGAATTTCGTCCAGCAAAAGGATATAGAGATGGAATCCAACAGGGGAAAATAACCCTTGCAAGAGAGTTAAAACACATCATTGATACTCACTTAAACGTATCAATCAGACCAGAAAAAGCAAATAACAAAGTATCTATTAAGGCGTTGGAAAAATTTAACGACTTACTCAACGAAGAAAACTATCACTGATTCTAACACACCAGTAATTCTACTGGCTAAATTCCAAAGATAAAAAATAAAAAAATGAAAGGAGCTTGCCTTCATATGACGAAAGGGTGCACCGGGCTTCTTTGAAAATGAAATTAAAGTGTGAAATATATCGTGATTCTATGCAGAATTATAAGAAATATGCAATCCCAAGAGCGCAGCTTGTAATTGCAGATGTTCCTTACAATGTAGGTAATAATTTTTATGGAAGCAATCCCATGTGGTATACGAAGGGAGATAACAAGAACGGTAAAAGCAAATTAGCTGGGAAAGCAGCATTTAACTCTGACTTCAATTTCAACTTGTATCTGATGAGAAAATGCTTATAACCGATAATGATTGTACTAGAAGATTATTTGAAAATTGCCAGATGAAAGCAAAGACAGTAGTTAATCCAATTATTGACTGGACAGATCAAAATATCTGGCAGTTCATTGGTGAAAAAGATATTCAGGTATGTGAGCTGTACCAATGCGGATATAATAGGTTAGGTTGCTTAGGCTGTCCGCTTGCATCGAAGAAGCAGAGGGAAAAGGAAATGTATGATTTCCCAAAATACAAGCAAGCCTATATACGTGCTTTTGACAGAATGATTGAGGAACGCAAGCGGCGCGGAAAAGATGTGAAGTGGAGCTGTGGTGAAGAAGTTTATCTATGGTGGATGCAAGATAACAACGTAGTTGGTCAGATGGAATTATCTGATTTTATTGAGTATTAAAATCATGTACCAACTGCACAATAGCATGTCAGTTACTTACATGGGGAAAGTGAGGATGATAAGAGGATGGTAATAGGAAAATTAAACCCGATAAATAAAGATGATTTAAAAGTCGGAGATGTGGTTGGAATTGCAAGAGAAGTACGGTGCGGATGGGGAGCAAGTTTTAGACACGTCATGGTGTATCCGGCAAAAATTATTCGCATAACTCCTAAACGAACCAAAATCGTAACCGACAAGTTCGGAGAGCACGATAAATATGAGACATTTTACAAATACGATTCCGAAGCTATAAAAGAAAGCAAAATGGCAAAGAAATTTAATGAAATTAGAGATGGTGTATATGCCATTGAAGATTTTAAGTCGAGACGTGGGCTGAGAGTAATTAAAGATGAAGATTTAGATACACTGTCAGAGCACATTAATACAGTTACTGAGATTTTAAAAAGGTATGGAAAGTGAGGACGAAATGACAGAGCAGGAAAAGAAGGAACTTCTGGACGAGCTGGAAAAACGTATTGACGAAAAATACAAAGGTTGCCTTACCAGAGAAGATGTTGCAACCACATTAAAATTACCGAGAGAAAAGTGGTTTAGAGATGAGAATGGGAACAGAAGAAGTTCTCTGATGATGGATGCTTTTGATTCATCTATTATCTCATGGCAGGTTTGGGAAACAATCAGAAAATTAACTTGCGTTATATGTGGTAAGCAGTACGTCAGACAACTTGCAAATGTAGAGAATGCAGATGAGATTGCAGAGAAACTTTGCCAGTTCGTTTATGACTTGAAGATAGATTTTAAGAAGCAGGAGGACGCAAAATGTTAATCAGAAGTCAGGATAAAACAGCGCTGGTAAAGTTTGAAAACATTGTAGTCAATCTAAAACTCCCAGATTCATTGAATGTTATATGTTGGAGTTTGCAGGATGCACAGAGAAGTGGAGGATATTTTATTTTAGGAAAATATTCCACCAAAGCAAAAGCCATGAAAGTACTGGACATGATTCAGGAAGCCTATGGAGATTCGGAATACACAAAATATGTAATTCCAGAAGTATGTAGGATATTAAGTATGAAGCCAAAAACGGAAGAAAACAAAGCACATGCGGGAGAACTTGGAGAAATGCTCAAAAAAGGAATGACGTTCCAGATGCCAGAGGATAGCGAGGTGGAAGCATGAAATATAAGTGCGTAAAGGCGTTCATGTTAGATAGCTATGACGATGATGGGTTTTACATTGAAAATTGTATAGAAATTAAGGTTGGCGAAACCTATGAAGTTGGAAATGAAAATTTTATCGGCGGAGACATTCGTCTTAACGGCATAAATACAAACAAGTGGATTGAGATATCTCAAGAAATGTTGGATGAGTATTTTACAGAGGTGGTTGTATGAGCAGAGTACGAACCAGATTAGAACAATACAAAACTGAGATAGAAAATAAATCACAGTATAAGCATGGGCTTCCAGGGAGTGCGCTGGATATTGTGAATACTCTTCTGAATGATTTTGAACAGGACGAGAAAGAAAAAGATTGGATTATCGTCAAGTATCATAAAATCACGGATGCAGAACGTAAGGAAAATGGTTATTCAGAGGATATTGAATATTACCTTGACGGATTACTACCAGATGATGGACAAGAAATTATTGTCACTGATGGGGAAAATACCTGGTGTGATACATGTAGTGTTAATTCGGATGTGGAATATGGTTTAGAAAGTTGTATTGATTGGATTGAAATAAAAGCCTGGATGCCACTTCCAGAACCATACAAGGAGGGCTGAGGAATGCGGTTAATCGACACAGATAAATTAAAAAAAGATATACTGCTTCAAAATATCTTAGGAGAACCAATACAGAAGATTATAGACAGATATATACATATTGTGGACGAGCAGCCGACAGCTTTTGATGTGGACAAGGTTATCAACGAATTGAAAAGAGACAAATTCATTGAATCAGAATGTATCTTATCTGATGTGCATCAAGGATACAATGCTGGACTGAGCAGGGCGATAGAAATTGTGAAAGGCGGTGGAGTAGATGGCAACTAAACCGATTTTATTCAACACCCAAATGGTTCGAGCAATTCTGGACGGAAGAAAAAGCTGTACCAGAAGAATTGTAAAACCGCAATGGGAAGAGTGCCCGAATTGCAAATATGTTCACAACGAATACATATATGATAACCTGGCAGAGAACGTATACTGTGCAAGATGTGGTTATCCGTTGGAGCCGGAAAGAAGATCGCCATATCAGCCGGAAGATATCCTGTATGTTCGTGAGACTTGGCACAGATATACAAAGCGGGTTGGAAAAGGTGAAGGGTGCCATCTGGAAGAACACTATGGATATAAGGCTAGCATTGCAAATTCTGAAGACGCAGAAGAGCCGTGGAAACCATCAATCCACATGCCGAAAAAAGCTGCTCGTATCTGGCTTAAGGTTACGGATGTGAGCGTGGAGCGGTTACAGAATATCACAGAAGATGGCGCAAAAGCAGAGGGAGCAAATTGGAAGAATGGAAAAAACGTTGGTTGGGAAGAAAAAATGTGGCGTACAGCGATAGAAAGATTTGCTAAAATTTGGGATTCCACCATTAAGAAATCAGACCTTGATCGCTACGGCTGGAATGCGAACCCGTGGGTCTGGGTGATCGAGTTTGAGCGGTGCGAAAAACCGAAGGAGGTGTGATATGAGAGAAATTCTTTTCAAGGCAAAGAGCGTTTATGATGGAAAATGGGTTGAGGGATATTACCTAAGAGATCAATATCACATAGGGGGGAAGGACATTATTTTTTATCGGAAGGATTCAGATCTGTTTACAGTATATACCAATATAATTGATATAGAAACCCTCTGTCAGTTCACAGGTCTGACCGACAAGAACGGGAAGAAAATTTGGGAGAACGATATTGTTAATCATAACGGAGAATATGCCCCGGTAAAATTTGGAATGTATTGTTCGAGTTTTGATTACGGAAGCTATAATTTTGGATTTTATGTTGATTTTCCAGAAGAGACATTTTACAGAAAAGAACTTGGATATTGGCACAGAAAGATTGAAACTGCCGGAAACGTGTTTGACAACCCAGAATTATTACAGGAGGAATCAGATGAGTAAAGGCAAGGACATTTCAACCATGTTTACGAAAGAGGAAAATAAAAAAATGGAAGACTTGGGTATGGACTGGCTACAAGAGAAAAAGATACTATCATTAGTCTTTCACAATATGGAGCATTCTTGCAGAAAAGAGGTAAGAGAAGATGAGTAAGTCAGTATTAGTGATGGAAACACCAGAAGATTGTGAATCATGTGTTTTACACGGTGGAATATTCCATTCTTTTTGTAAAATAAATTGTAGATATATCGAAGACTTAAGCTCAAAGCCAGATTGGTGCCCGCTTATGGACTTGCCGAAAAAAGACAATGGAGATTATCCAGCCAATACGTCTGATGCTGGCTTTGCGGAGGGCTGGAATCAGTGTATTGATGAGATTACAGGGGGAAATTATGATGATTGATTTAACAGGAAAAAACGTATTTGTAAGAACGCGGGAAGAATATTTGAGTGTTCTGAAAATAGCAAAATTGCAAGGATTCACATGGGGAGCAGAAAACAATTTAAGACCTATAAAAATTGTATTTCCAAATTTGCTAAAATTCTATAATAACAAGATAGCTACAATTTACTGCAACGAAAAGGGTATAAAAGAAGCATCCAAAATCGTCGAAGATGAAGAAAAAATCAAGGATGCAGTAAAACTTGTCAGAACGTTCGCTAAATACCCAGACAGAACAGCATTGACGGACTCATTTATTAAGTCCTTGAAGCTACTTGCAGATACTGTAGAAAGTCAGATGGAAGAGGTGAAGTAGATGGAGAAACTTGAAGCTGCAATCAAATTATTTGCAACTGCAAAAAGAGACAAAGAGGATGTGTACTGTCTCCCTGACTCTTATATAACAACCAATATGTCTAAATGGCTGAAAGAATTGAAATCTTACAAAGAAGCAGAAAAACATGGCTTGCTTGTGAGATTGCCGTGTAAGGTTGGAGATGACTTATATTGCATTGTTAATGGAGAAGTCAAGAAATTAAAAGTACATTCTTTTGGAGTATCAGATTTTGAAATTACTGATATTGAATTTAAATACGTAGACGGGTTTAAGATAGTAAGATTCGTAGGAAAAGTAGGTAAAACAGTATTCCTCACTCGTGAAGAGGCTGAGAAAAAACTGGAGGAGATGAAGAATGAAATTTAAAGAATTTGTAAACTGGTGTAATGAAAGAGCCTGTGATGGATGCTGGGGAATGCTAGAAGCAATAGCGTGTATTAATTTAATAAATGAGGTTATGAAAATCCAATTTTGGAAAAGAGAAAAATTCTGGAAAGAAAATTATGAGCAACAGGTATTGGAAGAGATTATTAATCCGATAGAGAAGAAGTTGGAGGGAATGAATAAAAATGATTGAAGCGATAAAAGAAATTTTTATGATGCTGGGAATGTGCGTAGTTGGACTTGCTATTTACATACTATTGTATACAATAATCAGAAAATTCAACAGATGGCGCAAGAGTGGCTGCAAAATCAAGTGTCTCTGCAAGCCACATAAATACAAATTGGTTTGGTATCAGTTGGATACTGAGAAAGCTATTTTGGAATGCGAAAAATGCGAAAAAAGAAAACAAGTATTCATTGATTACGATTCCATTAAGAAGGAATTTAATTTGGAGGATTAACATGAAACCAGAAGAAGCAAAAGACATCTTATCAGATATGAGAGACCAGCATTTATGTTTCTTGGGAAATTCAGAAATCAAAGATGAATGGCAGAAGAAATATCTAAAAGAAGCATGGGCGTGTGATTCTGGAGCAAAGGCTCTTGCCGGATTAATCGCAGTTATAAAGATTGATAAAGGCGTTATCGCAGATAGTATTCAGCACTACGGCAAAAATAATCAAAGCACAGTCTGTATGGAAGAATGCGCCGAGCTTATCCAGGCAATTAGCAAGGCAAAACGTGGAAAAATCAACCGTGATAACATGATAGAAGAAATTGCAGATGTGCTGATCTGTATCGAAATGCTAAAGCAAATGTACATGATTTCCGATGAGAAAATTAATAATTGGATTGAGAAGAAACAGGCGAGAGAAGTAGAAAGGATGGAAAAGAATGAATAAATGTTGCGCTAGTCAAGATGGAATATGTCGAAATGCCATTCTTTTTGGAACAAGATGCGATGGTTACAAAGAAAGATGCAGATTAAGACCAACTTATAACACTATCGAACAAACAGTGAAGAATTACCAGAACAATTTAAGAAAAATATTTGGAGCGGAGGATTAATCATGAATAAGAAAGAAATCGCAGAGATTAAGAAGCAGTTTACACCGGCCAATTGTGCAATCACACGCATTTGTGGTTGTTATGTAGACGCAGAAAAGAACAAGAAAACCAAAATTAAAGAAGCTTTCCTTTCCATTCCAGAGGAAGAAATGTTTAAGTATTTTGACATTTTCAAGAAAACCATGTCTGGTAGACTTGGAAAGAACCTTATGAACTTTGATTTTCCATTAGCACAGGAAAAAGAGGGTGGAACACAGGAATTTCTTATGCGGATCAGAGCAAGTAAACTTAAAGATGATGAGCTTTTGGACGAGTTCTACGACAAAGTGATTGAAAATTACGATTATAACGAAAATTACTACATAGTTCTCATTCATTCAGTATATGACATTCCCGGAAAAGCTTCTGATGGAACCGAAATGCACGATGCATCAGAAGAAATTTATGAACACATTCTGTGCAGCATTTGCCCAGTGAATCTTTCAAAGGCTGGGCTTAGCTATGATGTAGCTGAAAATAACATCAAAGATCGTATTCGTGATTGGGTAGTCTCAAGACCAGAAACAGGATTCTTATTCCCTGTATTCAATGACAGAAGCACTGATATTCATGGAACTTTGTATTTCAACAAAAACATAAAGAATATTCATCCAGACTTCATCGAAAACGTTCTTGGCACACCAATTCCACGTATACCCGGTAATGAGAACAATGTCTTTTCAGATTTTATCATGGACAATTTCGAAGGAAATACAACATTCAATTTCACGGAAAGTCTGGTTGAATCATTACAGGAAGTAAGAGAACAGAAGAAAGACAGCCCGGAGATGATAACTGTATCATGTGATGAAATGGAACAGATTTTTGGATATTGCGGAATTCCAGGCGAGAAATTATCGGATTTTAAAGAAAACTGGGAAATGTATTTCAGTAATGAGCCTGTTTCCCTTGACAATATCCACAATTCAAAAACTGCAAAAATTGTAACACCAGATGCAACAATCTGCATCCAGCCAGATAAAATTGCTCTGATTGAACTGAAAGAAATAAACGGCGTTCCATCTCTTGTAATTCCGGTAAATGGAGAACTGAAAATCAATGGAATTGAAGTAGAATTAAAATAAACACTTTTTAAAAATCCAGGAATTGGAGAAAGGAATTTCAAAATTGGCAAGCGATGTAAAATGGATAAAAATATGTTCAGATATTTTTGATGATGAAAAAATAATGCTAATTGAAAATTTGCCAAGTGCGGATAGAATTATCGTAATCTGGTTTAAATTGTTGTGCTTAGCCGGAAAAAATAACAACAGCGGTGTTTTTATCCTAAACGATAAGATTGCATATACTGATGAAATGTTAGCGACAGTATTCAGGAGAGATATTAACACAGTTCGATTAGCGTTAAAAACATTTGAGAACTACGGAATGATCGAAATTGTTTCCGGTGTTTACACAATTCCGAACTGGGGAAAATATCAAAATCTCGATAAAATTGAGCAAAAAAGCCAATATATGCGAAATTATATGCAAGAATATCGAAAAAAGCAGAAAGACAAAATAGAGTGTAAAACTAACAGTAAACTTTACGGTAAAGCTAACAGTAAAACTAACGTTAGCTCGGCAGAAGTATATAATAAAGAACTAGATAAAAAAGAATTAGATAATAAAGAAAAAGAAATAGAAGAAGAGAATGATTTAATAGTATCTAAAGATACTATTCGTCAGACTGACGTCCAACGAATTATCACCGAATGGAACAGCCTGGAAGAATTTGGTATCAACCCTGTAAAAAGAATGACACCAAAACGAGAACAAGCAGTGAAAGCCAGAATCCGTCAGAACCATATAGATGATATCTTAGAAGCCATTGAGAACATTCGCCATAGTAGTTTCTTACAGGGGCAGAATAAAAATGGTTGGATGGTTACGTTTGATTGGTTCTTGAAGCCTGGAAATTTCGCAAAAGTATTTGAAGGGCAATATGCGGACAAGTCTACGAATAAACCATGCAGCTATATGGAGAAAATTCAAAACAGAGTAAGCGAGGTGGATAATTGGGTATGACAAGGGAAGAATGGGCGGTACTGGTAAAGGCAATGAAAGCTGTGTACACTTCTCCATCGTTTCTTCCAGATCAATATGCTTTTGATACTTGGTATGGTCTCCTTAAAGACCTAGATTACAAGCTTTTAAGTTTCGGATTAAAGAAATATATGCAGACTGAATGGAAAGAGCCATCAATAGCAGCATTAAGGAAATGCGCACAAAGCCTTGCGCCACAGTCTGACGAACTGAACGAAACAGAAGCTTGGAATCTGGTATCAAGGGCAATTTGGAACTCTATATACCATGCGGAAGAAGAATTTTCTAAACTTCCAGAAATAGTTCAGAAAGCTGTATCAAGTCCGGGGCAGTTAGAAGAATGGGCGAAATCAGGGAATGTAGATGGCACATGGTGGAGTGTAGTTCAGTCTAATTTCCAAAGGACTTACCGGGCAGAAGTGCAAAGAGAACAAGAACGAAGAAAACTAAGTCCAGACCTTTTAAAAATTATAGATACTGCCAGATTGGGAGGTGCGGAAAATTGCCAGATAGAAAACCATGGAGAGAATTAAAAAGCACTGAAATTATAGGCTTAAAGCGGAGACAATGCTCAAAATGCGACTATTACAGCAAGAGCGAAAATGCATGGAGTACAAATGCAACCTGTGATTATATCTTAATTGAAGAACATAGCAGAGGATGTGATCCGAGGGATTGTGTTAAAAATGGTATCTTCAAGAAGAAAGCGAGAGGAAAGTCAAGAGTAAAGCGAGTGATTCTATGAGGAAGATAAGCGAAATGTATAAGCGATCTGGCGGTACAGCTTATCAGCATACCTGTTCGGAATGCAGATTCTTCCGTGGTGGTAAGCATCCGCAGTGTTTGCAATATGAGCTGGAAATTGATTGGAACCCAGATTATATAGCCTGTAAATTTTACAACCTGGAAGAAGCTCAGATTGATGGACAGGTAAATATCTTTGATTTGTTGTGAAATATGATAATTGTGCATTTAAATTCACAGAAAATCATTTAAAACAGAATAACGGTAGAAATTATAGGGCATACAAAAGATAAAGAAAAACAGCGTTTAAAACGAGACAATTATATGGAGGGACGATTAATGGAAAAAGCTATATTGTATGCCATAAATGAAAGAATGTTCTCGCTCGGTCTGATAGACGAGAAAACAAGAGATAAAATTAAAGCCGAAATCAGCATTAGAAAGTAACGAAAATGTATTGAGTGGAGTTATGTGAAGTGTTATACTTTATATGATTCCACTCCCTGTATATTGAGGGAGAAAAGCATTATGAATATTTATTATGTCAGAGAAAAATTAAGGAGTTGTTCTATTTATGACATCGAACTGAATGTTGCTTATTACGCCAGGGTTTCAACCGAAAAAATTGAACAGCAAGCATCCATCAAGCACCAGGAAGAACATTTTGAAGAGCTGATACATTCTAACAACAGATGGAAGTTTGCTGGTTCTTACATTGATGATGGTATTTCTGGAATACATGCGGATAAAAGAGAAGAATTTCAAAGAATGCTCAGAGATGCAAAGCTCGGAAAAATTGACATGATTATTACGAAAGAAATTTCAAGATTTGCACGAAATACTCTTGACAGCATCCAATATACCAGGGAATTGTTATCTTACGGCGTATGCGTGTGGTTCCAAAACGATGGAATTAACACTATTGATGATGATAGTGAGTTCCGACTTACTATTATGGCTGGGGTAGCGCAGGACGAAATCCGCAAGCTTTCTTCAAGAGTAAAATTTGGACACGCACAGTCAATCAAAAATGGTGTTGTTCTCGGGCACAGAATGTATGGATACTCAAACAATCAAGGAAAACTCGAACTGGTTCCAGAAGAAGCGGACATGGTTCGAATGATTTTTCAAGATTACGCTTCCGGAATCTCTACGCCAAGAATAGAAAAAAAACTCTGGGATATGGGATACAGAAGTTTCAAAGGTGGGAAAATCAACCGGGATGTCATAAAAAATATTATTCGGAATCCAAAATACAAAGGATACTATTGCGGAGGAAAAGTAAAGGTTGTCGATATGTTCACCAAGAAACAAGAATTTCTTCCGCAGTCAGAATGGATAATGTTTAAGGATGATGGTTCCAGAGTACCGCAGATCATTGATGAAACTACCTGGGAAAAGGCAAACGCATATTTAAGAGAACGTGGAGAAGCCATAAAATCAAGAAGAACCTCTTTTAAAAACGAAAATATTTTCACTGGAAAACTTTTCTGCGCAAATGACGGAGCTCCATACTGGATGAAGCAGCATTATACTCGAGGAAAAGAAGATGTTCGATGGGTATGCAGTTATAAGATAAAAAACGGAGCAGCTTCATGTGATTCATTTGGACTGGCAGAATCAGAACTGAAAGAAATAATTGCAGAATTGATAAATAAATCTTCTGAAAACATTGATAGCATTTTGGAGGAATATTTTGAAATTTTGCAGTCCTCGATCAAAAACATTCCAGACAATAAAAACGAAATCTCACGACTTGAAAAACAGATTGATCTGTTAAAACAAAAACGTGAAAAAATACTGGAATATAATCTGGATGGAAAAATATCTGATGATGAATTTATTTCAAGAAATAAAGAATACGTGAAGCAGATAAAGCAGATTGAGAGCCATATTCTAGAAATCCAAAATACCAAAAGTCCAGAACCAGTAGAAATACAATTAAGTGCTATTAAAGAACAGCTAGAAAAGTTCAAAGGCGTTACTCCACAAGATATTAACAGACAGATTGTTAATGAACTTTTTGAGAAAATTACCGTTGAACCGTTGGCGGTTACATATGCAACACTAACATTTCAATTGAGGTCTGGAAGCCTTGAAAAATGGGGGTTTCCCTTGCGCCGTTCTGACGATATGATTTTAACTCTACATTCAGAACAACACAAGATATTTAGTAGGAAAACTTGCATTAAGACACAAGATATGGTATTTTTCAAATATAAGTACCTTTTAGCACTATAAGAGAAAAAATGGGAGTGGAATCAATGATACATACAGCTTATGACGTAATGAAAGAGTTTTTAATCACGGATGCAGACCTTGATAGCAAGTACGGAATCCCGAAAATTCCAAAGACTTTTATCCATCCAGGGAAAGATACTGTAGACTTTTCAGAGAGCTTCAGCCGGAAGATTAAGAACCACCGGGAACTGGATGTAAATTTCTATGTGGATGATGCACAGTTTCAAAGATTATGGAATCAGCCAGACAAGTACATGGAGCATTTAAAATGTTTTCATGCAGTCATTATGCCAGATTTCAGCATATCGGTTGGAAAGAATGGAATTCCGTTGGCTATGTGCTTGTGGAACAAATACCGCAATCATGCGTTGGCACATTATATGATCTTGAATGATATTTCAGTAATTCCGAACGTAAGCATATTACCGGAATACTGTTGGGACTGGTGCTTTGATGGGCTACCAGAGGGAAGCACAGTTGCCTGTTGCACCAATGGAAGAGTAAAGAGCAAGGAGGCACGGTTGGAATTTTGCGTTGGTTTCAAGGAAATGGAACGCAGATTGAAGCCACTTCGAGTTATCATTGTTGGAAGAATCCCGGAAGAATTGGAAACAGACACGGAAATTATAAACTTTGAAACCAGGAATCAGAAGATTAACAAGGAGGGCGCGAATGGGAACAACGACTGATAATTACCAGAGAAAGAAGAAACTTTCCAAGTCCCAAATGAAGAGGACGGAACGTTTAGAGAAATCATCCCACAGAAGATATGGAACACGGAAGAAAGAAGGGTTAAATAAATTGTGAATTTTGAATCATTCATTACTTTACGCTATAGAAATATTTGTGCAAAATTAAAAATTAAGTGGTAATTAGAAAATGCGAGAATTTTTCTGGTTGCCACTTTTTTTCTGGATTTCCTTGATTTTTGGCTGCCAGAATGATGTTAAAATTTAGGAATCATCCACAAGTTAGTTACAACTATTGAAACCTTGAGCAATTGCGACTTTTCCGCCGGCACAAACCAACCAGGGACAGCACCGGGAGCCGATACCACGCCGAACCGATGAAGCCGGGAATCTGCCGGGAACGATTGAACACCAGCAAAGCCGACCGTCAGCCGTAGCCCTGGCAGATCAGAACCAAAAGCCCACAGATAATAGATTGTAACATCAAACAGCATATAATGCAGTGATTAAAAATACAATAATACTCTTACAAAATAAGCTCTAAACAGCTTGTAACGTATTTAGCATATATTTTATTGACTACGATTATAAAACGCCTTAAAATGGCAAATACAGCGTTATACAAGAATATCGCAATATAGTCGTATAGCCCTAATTGATATATAGCCCGGACAGCTGCGACAGATCACCGGGAAGCCCGGACAATATACGCACATAAGCGGACACAATACGCCCATTGAAACGGTACACAAATAAAGTATAGCTGCACATAGCTATACAAAGCTATTATACATCTTTAGTCGCAGACAGTCAATAAACCATGTAACGCATTTAAAGGCTCATAAACGGCTTATAATGCAAACGTGGCATAAATCACCATTAACAGCATAAAAAACGATTTACGGCTAAAATAGCGTGTTAATTGATTGACTTATTATATTAACTTTGCAAGGTGCATCTGGCAGAATGCCAAAAAACCGCTTGCACGCCGTGAACGTGCCGCCAGGCTGGATACCGGGAAGCGGTGAAAACTATTTGAAAATAATGCATTTTAACTTTTCAGCCGTAAAACTATCAAGAATATCATAAATATATGTTTTCAATAAAATTGTGTGTTCACTTAAAAAATAATCTGTAAAATTTTCGAGATCGTTACAGAATTGCTTTTGATTAATAGAATAAAATTCATCAATTAATTTGTTTTCAAGTTCTTGTGAAAATTCATCGTACAAAGAAATACTGTACTTTCCAGCAAATTGGATATATTCGCTTTCGCCAGTAAATAAAAAGTGCAAGATTTCTGTTTCCGGGCCTTTTTCGCAAATATTATTAATATATTGATACAGGCTTTTGTTTTCTAAAGCTTTGTTATTATCATCAAATACTTTATAATTATCAAAAAAATGCTTAATAGTTTCATTTACAACGCTTTCCCATTTTTCCATTTTTAACATTATCATATGTATTACCCCCATTTTATGTTATTATATCATACGCTAAGCCAAAAATAAACAGTACAAAAACTTGCCGGGAATCTTAAGCCCCTTATTATTTTAAAGTCATTTTTGTAACGCTCGGAAGACTGCGGAAAAATTCCCGACGGTCGTAATCATCTTTAATCTTAAATTGTCTGTCGCTTGTGGGGATGATCTCGCCGCCGATAAGCTCCATACAGGAGAGTTGTAAACAGTCTTCTTTTTTCGCTGATCGGTGCAGTGCATACCGCATCACAGACTTTTTACCATCCCGGCGCTTTACCGGGGGCATATCCCAATAAGCTAATTTAATAACACTGCCAGCAATAGCCATAAATATTTCCATTGCTTCTTTCTTGGCTTTTTTGTTGATTGCATCAACTGTAGAAAAGTCGCCGCTTTTTATGGCGGCGATAGTCTGCTTTGATGTTGGTTTTATAATTTTATTTGTCATTTTTATAACCCTCCGTAAATTTTACTATGTGTTACAAATGCAGGCTTTTACGTGTAATCAGTCCAGACAACGCACCCTTTGCTATTTTTACATAAATATGACCCGTTGTTGCTTGCCTTTAACACATGCAATATTTTTTTGTTAACCTTTATAATATCGTGTTTTTCTATTGCTTTCATTTTATAGCCCTCCATAAGTTTTATTTTTCTTATAACACTTGTTCCAGAAGTCAACAACTTTTTCCGCTTCTTTTTTCGTGCTGCAAATATTTGCAGAAGTAATTCCGGGGACTTGCAAGGAAAATAATAAATTATCAGAGCTAGAGACCCGAAGCACAGAAGCAAAATTTTTATTGTTTGTGCGTGTTGAAATTGCTATGTAATGATATTTCATGTTTAAGCCTCCATTTCTTTGTGTGCTTCGTCAAAATCTTCTTCAAGATCGTCCAGTACTTCAGAAATTGCGAGCCCTAATAAGTAACAACGGATTGTTACGTCTGCCCATTCTGCACCCTTTTCAATAACGTTTATGTTATTCTGTCCGAACTCGTCAAGAGCTTCTTCAAGCAGGTTCCAGTTGTGCGCTATGCTTTCTTCTGCCTTGTAAGCATTGCAATAGTAAGAGCCACTTGCATTGCCTGTTACGCTGTCTTCTGTCCAAAGTTCATCATTTAATTTTTCTTCCAGTTCTTCCAGGCTGTCAAAGTCTGTGAAATTAATTTCACTATCAATATAATTTTTAACATCTTCTTTTATTGCTTCCAGATAATTGTATTTTGTCATTGCTTTTCACCATCACCCATGCTATAATAGGGTTGCCTTTCTTATTTAGTTTGGTGCCGCTGTTGGTTGGTAGCTGTCAGCGGCTTTTTTTATTTTGTCCAGGAACTAGTACTGCATCCATCTAGTTTTTAAAGTGTTGTTGGATATAGCTTTGCCAGTTTAATTCTGGCATCAGCTGTCGTGAACTGCCAGTTTATTTTTACGCATTTTGCATTTCGATTCACTGTCCAGCTACGAACCTGTTTTTCAAAACTTTCGAGATCTGGAAATGGTTTTGCAAGTGCCTGGCGGCTCATAACCCCTATTTCTATTTCTGCCATATCCAACCAGCTTCCATGTTTTGGCGTGTAATGCCATTCAAAACGTTTGGTTAAACGGTTGGCTTCTTGTGCTGAAAATGCCTTGTACAAAGAAGATGGCGCATGGATATTTAAGTTATCGGTGACCAATATGATTTTTTCCGCTTTTGGATATAATTCATCTGCCGTATAGCGAAGAATTTCAGCAAAATCAATTGCTGTCCGGGTTTGTTTTACAACAGTTTCCCGTTTTCCTGCCAACGGCTCAGATATCATAAAGATATCTGCAACTCCATTCCGGACATAAACAGAATCCAATTTTTCTGGTTCCCCTGGCTTACAGGGAACCCGTTTTTCTATGATTAGCTGTTTATTCGTTTCATCAATACAAACTACCGGTCTGGACGGATCATATGATCTTTGATATACATCCAGAACATCCTCCATTTTTGCTACGAATTCTGCATCAGCCTGGGGGATGCACCACTCTTTTACAAGCCACGGTTTAATTTCGTTTTTTTCATAACGTTACAGACCGTACTATCGGTGATGTAATCAACAACTTCCAGCCGTATCAGTTCCTCCGCGATAGCCTGCATGGTCCAACGGGAAGCCCCTTCCGGAGGTGTCGAACAGGCAATTGCACAAATCCTTGCTTCTACATCACCTGTAACTTTTCGGTGTCGGTTTTTTTGCTCTTTTCTTCCAAGGGCAGATTCCATACCTTCTGTTACAAAACGCTGGGCAATTCCAGCTATTGTACTATGGGAAGCACCATATGCTTCTTTGATACGGTCATATGTCCAGGAACTATTTTCAGGCTTTTGATCCAGCTTTAGTAAGATTTGAGCATGCTTTATACGATAGCCCTTTCCACCCTTTTGGATGAGAGATTTGAGTTCCTGTATTTCTGTATCAGTAAGTGTAACATGATAACGTGGCATTGCGTATCCTCCAGAACTGTTTTTTGAATGGAGTATAGCAAAAAAGCAAGTAACTGTAAACTATTATTACTAGATGGATACTATACTAGAGTTTTTCAATTAATCAGTCCGTTCCTTATGTCCTCATTGTGTTGAGTGGTTCGGGCGGTTCCGGCTGTTTGTTTCTTTTGTTCCTTTGTTGATATTATAATAGCATAGTTATAACTATATGTCAATACAAAATATAATTAATTTACAAATAAGTTATAACTATACAAAAGCGCACTAAGAATTTAATTTAAAAAAATCCAGCATTTACAGTATAAAAATGAACTTGTAAATTAGTTATAAATATGATATAGTTGTAATCAAAAGGAGGGAAAACAAAATGGAAGACGGAAAGAAAGCAGCGTATAAATATATTAACAATTATCAAAAGGAAAAATATGATCGTATAACAATATTGAGAAAAAGTGGAGAAAAAGAGCGGCTCACAAATATAGCAAAAGAAAAGGGATATAGAACAGTAACAGAATTTATAAATGCTTGTATTGATGAAAAATTAAATAGAATGAAATTATAAGAAAAAGCCCTAGGAAATTAATCCCGGGGCTTTTAAAATGCTTATTTGTGGCGGCTATGGACAGAGTACAGACCGCCGCCGAGCCTGTTAATATTTAAATAACACAGTTTTTCGCAAGTTGTCAAGAAAAATATTTTCAAAATACCGCTTGACATTCAAAAGAAATTTATTTAAGCTGTTAAATAACGACGGTCGCGGGAACTCAGGAAGGGCAGGACTGACAGTACAGAAAAACCGTTAATTTAATATTTGCCTAATAAGCCAGATCACGCCGGGTAAGCTCCTGGAAGGTCTGGCTTTTATTATTTAAAACTGCGAAAATAAGCCGCCCTATATAATATATTTTATAATATAATACCTGCCCTTCCTAGATTCCTAAGATTAGAGTTTATTAAAAGATATGCTATACAGTACTGTATAATAATATATATAATATAAATATAAATGAAGATTATAATATAATACCACA